GACAACGGCCCGGAATACGTCAGTGGCACCCTCATGGAATGGGCCGACAACCGGGGCATTGCCTTGGCATACATCCAGCCCGGAAAGCCTCAGCAGAACGCCTATGTCGAGCGCTACAACCGGACGGTCCGGCACGAATGGCTGGACTTATACATTTTCGAAAGCATCGAAGAGGTCCAGAAGATTGCCACCGAGTGGCTCTGGTCCTACAACCATGAACGCCCGAACATGGGCAACGGCGGGATGACACCTGCACAGAAACTGAAGATGGCCGCATAAATTTTACGACCAAGCCCCCGCAAAAACGGGGGGATTACCCCCCTTGTACTACAGGCTGGTGCCCCTCTTGAAGGTGCTTTTGATGCCCGTTCGCTGTGTCATGGCGTGGTGGTCCCGTTCGAGCAAACGACCCTGGAAAAGGGGCTTGGAGGCTCAAACGAACCCTTCTTGAACAAACCTGCCCGCTACACGCACCTAAACATGGATAACGCCGTTCGACGCGGGAAGGATCGGGAGACACTCGCAAGGCTGATTTCAGTCTTTGAGCAAGTGAACGACCTGGGCAACGGAGACCAAGCGTTGGTTGCAGTGCTCCACCACATTCTTCCGATGGAAAGCAGGGTCGTTACCTTCGATGCAGCACGTTTCGGTCAGTTTGTCAGCAAGTCTCGTCTTCTCAAACTGATCGAAATGCTTCTGGCTCAGTCCTGTGAAGGCGAAACCCTCGCGCTTAGCGTGGCGTTGCTCTTTGAACTGATGGCGAAAGGAACCGGGAACGGGCTTGTCATCTCTTCCCATCCGGCAAACCAGAGTGGAGCATCGTCCAAGGAGGTGGCCGACATCGATGTGTTCGAAGCGGACGGGAAGACGCCTCGCCACTGTGCGGAAGCAAAAGACAAACCCTTCACCCGTGCCGATGTGGACCACGCTGCGGGCAAGGTAGCCGAGGCAGGGCACACAAGCCTGATTTTCATCTATGGCCCGAATGCAAAGACAGGCGAAAATCTGGCTGCGTTGGTTCAAGAGTATGAGGGCAAAGGCTTTGATCTGACGTTTGTTCCTGCGAGGGCGTTTGCCGAGGGCAACGTGTCGCTTGCCCCGAGTGTCACACCGGTCGAAGTCGTGGACCTGCTCAATAAACACCTAGCTCTCATGCGGGCAAAGGAAGTGACCATTCAGCACTGCAAGGAAGTGATTGAAAGGATGTGATTTCCTTGGGCACAGTGCCCAAATTCAATCCGGGCAGTGTTTTCTGTACTTATTCTGTGCTCAGAAAGAAAAAGGACTTAGCGGATGAACGCTAAGTCCTTGAAATCTTTGGCTCCGGCGGTAGGGATCGAACCTACGACCAATTGATTAACAGTCAACTGCTCTACCGCTGAGCTACGCCGGAACACGAGGCGGGGTATAGCTATAGTGGCGGGGGCTGTCCAGAGGGGTTGCGACAGTTTTTTCACAGTTTTTTACGGCAGATGGAAGCGCGCGGTTTCGGCCAGTTCGGGCTGGGCTTTGACAGCACCGAGACTGGTCAGTGCGACCAGATGAGCCAGGACATTTCTGCGGGCTGCGGGCCGAAGATGCGGTGGAACGTCGTAGATTCGGGCCGCAAGCTCGGCGGCGGTTGCGGGTCCGCTGCGCAGGGTGGACAGGATCTGTGCTGTGCGGTCTCGGCGATGTCGGGCAAGCTCATCCAGCCGCGTGGCGGGATCCTCGATCGGATCGCCATGGGCCGGCAGCAGACGCGCGGGTGACAGACCAAGAATCAGATCAAGTGAGCGAAAGTAATCGGCTAGATCTCCGTCAGGGGGCGAGATCAGCGTACTGGACCAGCCCATGACGATATCGCCGCAGAACAAAGTGTCATTCCACAGAAACGACAGGTGGTTGCCGCAATGGCCGGGCGTGTGGATCGCACGAAGGCACCATTCGTCTGTCTGGACGATGCTGTCATGGGCAAGTCGGACATCGGGTGCGAAGGACATGTCCATGCCTTCGCCGCCGCCGATCAGCCCCGAGGCGGCCAATTGCTGCATCACCGGTGATCGGCCCGACAGCGCCGGCCCGAAGGCATGGACGGGCGCGCCGGTTTCGCGGGCCAGCCGGGCGGTGCCCGCGCTGTGGTCCAGATGCGAATGGGTCACGAAGATATGGCTGATCCGCCCTTGCCCTGCGCGGATGATCGCGGCGATATGGTCGGGATCGTCGGGGCCGGGGTCGATGACCGCTATCTGCTGGTCCCCGATCAGGAATGTATTGGTTCCCGGCCCGGTCAGGGGCGAGGGATTGGCGGCCAGGATGCGTCGCGGCTGGGTCACGGTCGTGGTCATCCGGCAAGCCTAGGACGGGACAGGCGGGTTGACCATGGCGAATACGACCGAGATGGGCTGGCTGAAGCGATTGTTTCCGCGCGGGCTTTACGGCCGGGCCGCGCTGATCATGATCCTGCCGATCGTGGTGGTGACCGTGGTCGTCACGGTCGTCTTCCTTCAGCGCCATTTCGAGGGCGTGACGCGGCAGATGACCGGCAGCATGGCGCGCGAGTTGAGCTTCGTGATCAACCGCATGGACCGCACCGAAAATTCGGCCCGCGCGTTGCTGGCGGGCAAGACCATCGCGCAGCCGCTGGATCTGGATCTGCAGATGCCGGCGCCGGTGCATCATGGCGACACTCGGCTGTTCTATGATTTTTCGGGGCGCGTCGTGATCGAGGAGCTGCGCGAACGGATGCCCAATATCCGCGCCATCGACCTTGCCACCGACGACAAGCGGGTCGTCGTGACCATGGAGGGCCCGTTCGAGCCCTATTCCCTGTCTTTCGACCGGCGGCGGGTCAGTGCCTCGAACCCGCATCAATTGCTGGTGCTGATGGTGGTCACCTCGCTGCTGATGGGGGCGATTGCGGTGATCTTTCTGCGCAATCAGCTGCGTCCGATCCGTCGGCTGGCGCGCGCGGCCGAGGAATATGGCAAGGGCCGAATCGTGCCCTATCGCATCGGCGGCGCGGTCGAGGTGCGCAGCGCGGGCGCGGCCTTTCTGGACATGCGCAACCGGCTGGAACGTCAGAACGAACAGCGCAAGGTGATGATGTCGGGCATCAGCCACGATCTGCGCACGCCGTTGACGCGGCTGCGGCTGGGCATGTCGATGATCGGTCCCGACATGCCCCCCGACGCCGAGGATATCGCCGCGATGGAGGCTGATATCGCCGAGATGAACCGCATGGTGGACGGCTTTCTTGACTACGCGCGCGAGGATGCGCAGGAAAGCGCGGCGCAATCGGTTTTCGTGGCCGAGTTTCTTGAAGGCATCGTTGCCGACGCACAGCGCGCGGGCCAGCAGGTGTCGCTGTTGCAGGTCAGTGGCGATGCGCAGGGGCAGGCCATGTTCCGGCCCGAAATGCTGCGCCGTGCGGTCGACAATCTGCTGGGCAATGCCGTGCGCTACGGTTCGCGCGCGGAGATCGACGCGACCATCGGCCCGCGCAGTCTGCGGATCGGGATCGAGGATGACGGGCCGGGCATCCCCGAAGAAAGCCTGGATGCGGCGATGCGGCCCTTTACCCGGCTGGATGCGGCCCGGAACCGCAACAGTGGACAGGGCGCCGGGCTGGGCCTGGCGATCGCTGCGGATGTCGCACGGGGACATGGCGGGCAATTGCGGCTGGGGCGCGGATCGCGTCTGGGCGGGCTGCGGGCCGAAATCGTGATTCCGCGCTGATCGCGCAGATCCGGTGGCCCGCCGCGCGGGGCGGCAAAATATGTGGTATTGTCGGGGTCATATTGAACGCGGTTGCGCGGCCCCCTAGATTGATCCGACGCAGGGATCACGAGTTGCCGTCTTTGGGGGCCGTGATCTCGGGCAGGAAAGGAACGCAAGTATGAACGATTTCGCTTCTCAGACCTATCCGGTGTTGCCGCTGCGGGACATCGTGGTCTTTCCGCACATGATCGTGCCTCTGTTCGTGGGCCGCGAGAAATCGGTTCGCGCGCTGGAGGCGGTGATGGAATCGGACCGCCCGATTCTGCTGGCCGCGCAGAAGGACGCCTCGATCGACGAACCCGACGAGGATGGGATCTACCGCGCCGGTGTGCTGGCCAATGTGCTGCAACTGCTGAAGCTGCCCGACGGCACCGTGAAGGTTCTGGTCGAAGGCCAGGAACGCGTCGAGATCACCGAATTCGTCCCCAACGAAGACCATTTCGAGGCCGGCGCCGTCGTGCTGGATGAGGTCGATGGCGACGAGGCCACGGTGACCGCGCTGGTCCGCACGGTTGCCGAGGAATTCGAACGCTATGTGAAGGTTCGCAAGAACATTCCCGAAGAGGTCGTGACCGCCGTCGCCGATGCCAAAGAGCCCGGCAAGCTGGCAGATCTGGTCGCAGGCCATATGGGGATCGAGCTGGACAAGAAGCAGGACCTTCTTGGCACGCTCGACATCTCGGTCCGGCTGGAAAAGATCTATGGCCTGATGCAGGGCGAAATGTCGGTTCTGCAGGTCGAAAAGAAGATCAAGTCGCGCGTCAAGACCCAGATGGAGAAGACGCAGCGCGAGTATTACCTGAATGAGCAGATGAAGGCCATTCAGAAGGAACTGGGCGATGGCGAGGACGGTCAGAACGAGATCGCCGAACTGGAAGAAAAGATCGCCGAAACGAAATTCAGCAAGGAGGCCCGCGAAAAGGCCGATGCCGAGCTGAAAAAGCTGAAATCCATGTCCCCGATGTCGGCCGAGGCCACGGTCAGCCGGAACTATCTTGACTGGCTGCTGTCGCTGCCCTGGGGCGTGAAATCGCGCACCAAGAAGGATCTCGGCAAGGCCGAACAGGTTCTGGATGCCGATCACTATGGCCTTGAAAAGGTCAAGGAACGCATCGTCGAATACCTGGCCGTGCAGTCGCGCAGTCAAAAGCTGAAAGGCCCGATCCTGTCGCTGGTCGGCCCTCCGGGCGTGGGCAAGACCTCGTTGGGACGGTCGATCGCCAAGGCGACGGGGCGTGAATTCATCCGCATCAGCCTGGGCGGCGTGCGCGACGAATCGGAAATCCGCGGCCACCGCCGCACCTATATCGGCTCGATGCCGGGCAAGATCATCCAGGCCCTGAAGAAGGCCAAGACGACGAACCCGCTGATCCTGCTGGATGAAATCGACAAGATGGGCCAGGATTTCCGCGGCGACCCTGCCAGCGCGATGCTGGAGGTGCTGGATCCCGAACAGAACTCGACCTTCGTGGACCACTATCTTGAAGTGGAATACGATCTGTCGAACGTCATGTTCGTGACCACGGCCAACAGCTATAACATGCCCGGCCCGCTGCTGGACCGGATGGAGATCATCCCGCTGTCGGGCTATACCGAGGATGAAAAGCGCGAGATCGCCAAGGGTCACCTGCTGGATAAACAGATCAAGGCCAACGGCCTGCGCAAGGGCGAATTCAGCGTGACCGACGAGGCGCTTACCCATGTGATCCGCTATTACACCCGCGAAGCCGGGGTGCGGTCGCTGGAACGCGAAATCGCCAAGCTGGCCCGCAAGGCCGTGACCGAGATCCTGAAGGGCAAGGTCAAATCGGTCGAGGTGACGCCCGAAAAGGCCGAGGAATATCTGGGTGTGCGCCGCCACCGCTATGGCCTGGCCGAGAAAGAGGATCAGGTCGGTGTCGTGACGGGCCTGGCCTGGACCTCGGTCGGGGGCGATCTTCTGCAGATCGAGGCGCTGAAACTGCCGGGCAAGGGCCGGATGAAGACCACCGGCAAGCTGGGCGATGTGATGAAGGAATCCATCGACGCGGCGTCCAGCTTTGTCCGTTCGATCTCGCCCGAGATCGGAGTCAAGCCGCCGGAATTCGACAAGCGGGACATCCACGTCCACGTTCCGGAAGGTGCCACGCCCAAGGATGGGCCCTCGGCTGGGATCGGCATGGTCACGTCGGTCGTTTCGGTGATGACCGGCATTCCGGTTCGCAAGGATGTCGCCATGACTGGCGAGGTGACGTTGCGCGGCAATGTTCTGGCCATCGGTGGGTTGAAGGAAAAGCTGCTGGCGGCCTTGCGCGGCGGGATCAAGACCGTTCTGATCCCGGCTGATAACGAAAAGGATCTGGCCGACATCCCCGAGAATGTGAAACAGGGGCTGCAGATCATTCCCGTCAGCAATGTCCGCGAAGTGCTGAAACATGCGCTGATCCGGATGCCCGAAGCCGTCGAATGGGACGAAGAGGCCGAAGAGGCCGCCGAGGCGGCCCGTGTCGCCGCCCGTCGCGACGGGGCCTCGGGCGGCGGTGCAGTTGCACACTAAGCTGCAGATTATGCAGTAAATTTTGGGCCAAGCCGAAAAAACTCGGCTTGGCCCGTTTGATTTTGGCGACTTGCGCGATTCATCGTTGACGCAGCGTCAATACCGCATCAACCTTAATACTGAACAAAGTTGTTTTGTGGAGGTGTGATATGGTTAGCAAGTCCGGCAGAAGGTCACCTTCGGAACAGGCTGCGGTCGTCCATGCCAACCCGCAGCCGGCGCAGGTGGTTCAGAAAAAGGATTTCGTCGATCGCGTCGTCGCCGCGACGGGCGCGAAAAGGGCCGAGGCCCGCCCGATCATCGATGCGACGCTGGAACAGCTGGGCGAGGCGCTGGCCGCGGGATGCACGCTGGCGGTGCCGCCACTTGGGCGTGCCCGCGTCAATCTGGAAAAGGATCAGCGCGGCGGTGACGTGATCACACTGCGCCTGCGCCGTCGCCCGACGGGTGGCCGGTCCGCGGATGAATGAGGCGCGGAAAATCCGTCGCGACCGTGCTGTTATTGGGGCTTGCGAGCCCTTTGCTATGCTGCTAAACGCTCCTCCCACGGGTGATTAGCTCAGCGGTAGAGCGCTTCGTTCACATCGAAGATGTCAGCGGTTCAAATCCGTTATCACCCACCATTTTTCCTTGCTTCCGCACCCAGATGCCGCCAAATGGCCGCCTTTATTGGCGACTTTGGCCGGGGCGGTATGGCATATCCCGATCTGTATCTGATGCGTCACGGCGAAACCGAATGGAATGTCGCCGGGCGGCTGCAAGGACGGCTGGATTCGCCGCTGACACCGCGCGGGATTCGGCAGGCACAGCGTCAGCACGACCTGATCGGAAATCTGCATCTGGATCGCTATAGCAGTCCGCAGCCCCGGGCGGTGCTGACGGCGCAAACGGTCTTCGGCACCACCGATTTCGCACAGGATGACCGTCTGGCCGAAATCGACGTCGGCGATTTCACCGGCCTAAGCCTGCCGGAACTGCAATCCAGTCACCCGCAGGTTTTCAAGAATACCGGCATCTTCTGGTATGATCGCACCCCCAATGGCGAGCGTTTCGCGCAGTTGCAGCACCGCGTGACGGCCTTTCTGCGCGATCTGTCCGGGCCCGCCATGGTCGTGACCCACGGCGTGACGCTGCGCATGCTGCGCCTTGTCGCGATGGCTTGGCCAATGGATCGGCTGGCCGAACTGACGGTCGAGCAAGGCGCCGTTCATATCGTTCGAAATTGCCGACATGAGGTCTGGCGTTAGGCAGAACTTCCGGCTAAAAGCGCCGCTATCGGGCGGTTAGCTCAGCTGGTAGAGCGCTTCGTTTACACCGAAGATGTCGGGGGTTCGAATCCCTCACCGCCCACCATTTAACTACAGCCAGCATAGCGATTTTATTTCTGCGTGTCATCAAAATAAGAAGTGCGCTGTGGTCAATCGTCGCTATTTCACGACCCTGAGATGTCCAATTTCCAGCGCCTCAGCGGCGGCTGACATGTGGTCTGGCGCGAATCGAGCGTAGACGCGTTCGGTGATCGACGTATTCGAGTGCCCCAGGTATTGGCTGATCATGTGCATCGGCACGCCCCGCGCAGCCATGCGGACAGCGGCGGTGTGGCGCAGCGTGTGCGGCGTAACGTCCTTCAAGCCAGCGTTGGCTACAGTTGACGCAAAGCCTTTCCTTATCGACTTCACCGGCCCGCCTGCCCATTCCACAACATAGTCCGTCAAGGCGGCGTCGGCGGCGACAGACAGGCTTGCCCGCAAGGTGCTGTTCATCGGAACGACTGCCCTGCCTTTGCGCGGCCCGCTGGCGTCAACTCGCAGGTTGATCTGGTTTCTGTCGAAGTCAACGCGATCCCATGTCAGTTCCAGGATTGCCCCGACCCTGCCTGCCGTCGTCAGCATGAGCAGAATGGCGACCCGAATGTGAGGTTCCGCGTCCGCCGCGATCAGCTTGGCAATCTCTGCGTCTGTCAGGTAGCGGTCTTTCGGCGCGGGCTTCTGCGGCAATTCGATATTCGGCGACCGATCAATCAGGCTGGACTTTTCAGCCCACCGGCAGACAAGGCGCAGGTGGCCTAACTCGGTCCAGACGGTTCCGACTGATCGCCCCGCCGCGATGCGGTCGCGTGAGTATTTACGGCAGTCATTAACCGTCACTTGGTCCGGGCGCATTTCACCGAAGAACGGCAGCAGCGCCTTGCCTGTGTGGCCTAGCGTTTCTGCGATGGGCCTGCCGTCCTTTTCCTCGCGATACATGCCCCAAAGATCCGCGATCAGATGACCGGATGGGCGGGCGGTTTCCCGTCGAAAAACGTCTCGGCCTTCCGCCTCTGCGCTCTGCTGGGTTTTTGCTTTGAGCCTGTATCTGCGGCGCTTGCCGTCATCTTCCGTCCATGTGACGACATACTTTCCATTGAGTTTGCCGATCCGCATTCGTAATCCTCCACGGTCTGCTGAGTGACGCGCATCATGCGCCCGACGCGAAAGGCGGGCAACTCGCCGTTTCGGATCATTGCCCGGACAGTTTCCGCGCTGCACCCCCAGCGATCCGCAAGCATATCGGGTGTGTAGGGCCGTCCCATGCTATTCCCCCTTCTGTGCGAGGGCGTCACCCTCCACATGCTTCTGCGCCTCGGCGTCCAGCGGCGATTGCGTCAGGATCGCCAACAGCGTGCGGCGTTGATATTCAGCCCGAGCGCGGGCCAAGTCTGCGATGATCTGGTTACGCATTGGGGTATTCTTTCGCTTTGGCCGCGCAGGCGATGATTGCACCCGCCAGCTCTGCGGCCTGCATCGGCGTTAGCGCGATGGTCACGGCTTCCTCGGCCTGCATGTCGATAGCGCGGACCAGCACGCGGCCTTCGACGCTAGTCACGCGGGCACGGTCGCCGCTGATGCCGGGATAGGTCGGGGTTCCGTCGAAGATCGTGGTCATGCGTTCTCTCCTGCATATTTGGGCCACACCGCAGCGAATGCGGCGTCAAGGATGGCGTCGAGTTGGGCGGGGGTCATCATCACACCCCCAGCGCTTCGCGATACATCTGCTCAATGGCCTCTGCCTCGGCCAGTTCGTCGCGGTCGCGTTTCCGCAGCGCCACGATCCGGCGCATTGCTTTGGTGTCGTATCCGCGTGCCTTGGCTTCGGCGTAATGTTCCTTGATCACCTCAGCGATATCCGCCTTCTCGGCCTCGGCGGCTTCGATCTGTTCGATGAATTGCCGCAGTTCGTCTTGTGCGATGGTCATTGGTTGCTCCTATTATCGCAGCAGGTGCGCAAGTTGATCCTGCGTCCCGGCAATGAAGTCTGTGTCGGGGCCAAACTCAGACACCCACCATTTCGGCGAAGTGTGGATGCCCATTGCCCCTTGGTGATGCCCGTAGCAAAGCGGGATAGCCTGCGTGTCTGGCGTCCTTCGCTGGCTGTAACGACCGCAGATCGTGTGATGCGCGTAGCTGGGGCCTATCTGCGGAAAGCCGAAGTGGTAGCAGATGCAGCATGGCAGTTCGCGAACGGCGGCAAGGTAGTCAGGGCGAGGCTTTGACTTCTGTTGCTTCTGCCCGAGCGGGGGCAATCCGGCCAGGTTGCTCATTTCTCGCTCCATCTGACGCCATGACGGTCGCCATATTCCTGAATGAACGTAATCAGATCGCCCATCTGCGCCTTGCTCAGCCGCGACGAGCGGAACCCAGCGGGGAACGGCGGGCCGCTGTCGATTCCGGGTTGCCACAGGATTTCGTGGCCCAATGCGCTCATGAACGCCGCTTTCCAATTCTCCGCCGTCATGACGCGGCCCTCGGGCTTGTGGCGGGCAATGTCGGACAGCATGGCCCAAAACTTGGAATTCTGGTCCAGCGTGCGCGTGCCTTCCTTGATCGTGACAACCGCGTCCTGCGGGGCAATGCGGATCAGGTTGGCGGCAATCGCCCGCTGTTCCAGCCCGCGCAGGATGATCGTCTGGCTCATTCCTCGATCACCTCGCGAACGTGGACAATCGGCCTTGCCTTTTGAAACAACGAGCTATATTTCGCAGCTTCTGCGCGGCTGCCATAAGCGCAATCGCCCACAACCCAGAACTCACGCGGCTCTCGGTGTTCCTTCACGACGCGGAAGGCGACGATGGGGTTAGCTTCGTGGGGCTGCGACCAATCCCAGCACGAAGGATTAAACCAGCCAGCTTTCTGCTCGTTTTCACACCGCCAGGTATTGTATGCGCTGCTGTGATGGCTTTCGTGTGTGTGAAGGTGCCGAGTCTGCACAGTGGATTTATCATGCACGGGGCATTCGCCGCCATTCCATCCGTGCCATTTACCGTCGTTGTAATCGCTCATTTCATTTCCCTCTCGATCTGCGCCTTGGCGTCATCAAGCATCGCGTCGGATGCCTGAGCGCCTGCCAGGATGATTGCTGCGGTATCCACGACCAGCGCGTAGTCATGCCAGCCGGTCTGTGCCCGCGCGTTGTTGATCGCGTCGGCTATCTGGCGCGGGGTGTAGGTCATTGGCGACTGACCTGTATAAGATCAACAGGCCCGCCCGCTGTCGCGTCACTGAATACGCCAATGCACAAACGCCCGGTCCAGACAGCGCCGCAATCCAGGTTGGTCCGCATCGTGTAAAGTTCTGGGCCGTGTGATTTCGGGGTGTGACCATGAACGACATGCTTACCGCGATAACCAACATCCGCCCGGTTAGGGTATCGCGTCCAAAGCAAGGTATGTTCCGGCGCTTCCTCTAGTGAATAATGCTCAGGAGCAAAGGCATGGACGTATACTCGGTGCGCATCCTGATGAAATGCAGGCAGCCGTTTCATCCATGCCGCATCGGAATCCATGCATTCTTTTTCGTCGTAGCTCTGAATCGTATCGCCGCCACCGTTCATTAACCAACTGCCCTCCATCATCTGATCTTGGTCGATGATGGCCGATGCCATGAAATCTTCGTGGTTGCCTTTCAGTGCGATCCACGGAAGCCCATTCTCAATGCCGTTGCGAATACGTTTTACGCATTGCGCCGACTGCGGCCCCCGGTCGATGTAGTCCCCGAGGAATATCACCTTGTCGGCCTTCCCACGGATAGCGGACAGGGCATCTTGCAACAGATCGAAGCGACCATGCAGATCCGGAATGACACAGGTAAGCATCACAGCCTCCACTCAGGGCTGAACGGGATCTCATCATCATAGTCCGACCGCCCCGGCGCACCGCCAGCTTGCGCACCGCCCTGCTGGCCGGATGCCTGACCGCCGCCCAGCAGCGTCACCTGATCCGCGCGAACCGTCAGATATGTGCGCCCTTCGTGTTCCCGCGTGGACAGGTCGCCACACACGGCAACGCGGGTGCCTTTTGTCAGGTATTGCGCCAGCGCAGATCCGCGCTTGCCCCAGATCGACACGTCGAACCAGATCGTGCGCTTTTCCTGCCCTTGGCGTTCCTCGACGGCGACCGAGAACCCGGCCACGGCATCGCCGTTCTGCGTGTTGCGAAGAACGCAGTCCTTGCCGATGTTGCCTGCGATGCTGATGGACTTCATAGCTTGTTCTCCTTCAATGTGCTGAGAAGCGGTCGCCTTCATCCGGTCCAGCCGGAGGTGGCGCGAGTTGCGTTTTCATTTTGTCTTTGGCGTCTTCGATGGCCTTGTAGGCGGCCGGATAGGCGGCTTTAACAGCGGCAATAGTGGCGCTTTCGGACTTCCAAAGAGCGCCCAGTTCAGCGACGGTTCCAGCCTGTTCCAGACGGTCGATGATCCTGGCGGCTTCTGCGGCGTGATCCATCGGCGGCAGGTCAACCCCCACGTTTTCGCGGGACTTGTCATACAGGGCCAAGCCGAACGGATTGCCGAACCCGCGCAGGCCGCGCTTGAGCGCGTCAGTGACGGCCTCCTTGACCGCGCTTTCATGGGCAAGGCCAAGGTCGGCATCATAGCCGTGCCCCGCGCCTACATCCTCGCGGATCACGCCATCGACAGTCACGCGCACGGTGGCGACGTAGGTCACGCCCCAGCCGTCCTTCTGGGCTTTACCGATCTTGCGCTCTTGTTGCATGACCGCATCGCACTTGATGACGGTGTAGGACCATGCGCCATGCCCGAAGATCCGGTTGGCCTCGGCCATCGCGTGCCAGCCTTCGATATAGTCGCCTTTCGGACCGAATTGCTTGGCTGGCTTGATGTGCTTCGGGTCAAGCTTTCGGGCCAGTTCTTCGGTCGCCTTTTCCCAATCGATCATTGCCATTTCCTCGCGGCGCGGATTTCGAGATATGCACGCAGCATCCTGCGGCGGTGATAGTCGGTCATCTTCGGCAGGCGCTTGGCTTTGCATTCGGCGTAGTGGCGGCGCTCGCGGGCCAGATCGTCGGTCGCTTCCAGCACGCCCAATTCGCGGGCGGTAATCTCGCCGTTCAGCCAGGCTTGCGCGTTGGCGCTGATGGCGTCGGTGAATGACGTGTGATGCATCATGCGACCCTCATGGTGATGCCGTCCTCGCCCCGCGTCAGGATGCAGCCGGGGATTTCCTCGCCTTCTTTCAGTCGCGCCTTGATGGCGTTCTTGTCGGGGCTGGTGACGGTCTTGGTCGTGCAAAGCTGCGATGGAACGGACGCCTCGTCGGTGATTTCCACGCGCTCTGACCCGGCCCGCTGGCTGATTGTCGCGCGGGGGCGTTCCAGCTTCTTGATTCCGGCGGCACGCAGCAGGTCGAGCATGGCTTTGCGCTTCTGCGCGGCCCGCCACTCGATACGTTCGCGGCGGTCCTTCATGGCCTTCTCTTGCGCTTTGAGTGCGTCAGCCAGCGCGTCGTCGGAAAGGGCCTGGTCGATAAGGTAATCCGCGACTTCCATTGCGTCGGTTTCGCCTTCCAGCGTGTCCAGAAAGCCCGGTTCCGCATCTCGGTCGTCAGTGTCTGCGATCATGTCGGCAATCGCGCGGATGGTGGGCAGGTCGATGCGTTTCATGTCAAAACATCCTGTCGATGATTTCCGTGTTACAAACCGGGGCAGGCTTCATGCTTCCGACGGCGGGCCGCTACATGGACGGCCTTTGCCTGCCCCGGCATTCCGCCACAGCGGCGGAAACGGGTGATAAAGAAGGCAGCCGAGCCAGGGAGGAGGAAGCCCGGCTGCCAGTAACCGCGCGGGGAGGACAATCGCGCGGTATCCGTGTTATTCAGCGGCGATGGCTGGCCGGTCCCAGAACCGATCCAGAACCAGCTGCTCCTGACGGCAAATCTCGTCCTCGCCCATCAGAAGCGCAGCGGTGCGGCGGTCTTGCTTGCGCCCGTGAAAATCCCATTCGGTCAATTCGGCGCGGTGAACTTCATCGATGCGGCCCGACCGCAGATTGCGCGTGATGCACAGCGTCCATTCGGCGGGATACGGTTCGCCCATCAGATCCATCGCCTCTTCGTGCGGTATCCACTGCGTCATGTAGGGCGTCATAGCGGACCCATCCCGCCGATGATCGACTCCGCCAGGATGACGACAGCGACACCAGCAAGCGAGAGGATTACAGCAGCGAAGGCGATGACGTCGATCAGCTTGCGCATCACTCGCCCTCCGGGTCCGGGGGAATAGGCATCCACATATCGGGAGCCAACATGTGATACACTTCGTAAGCGTTCCAGCCACAGCCACTGGCCTCTGCCTTCTCGAAGGTCCACCACATAACCACGAACTGCTCCGTAAGGTCGCAGCCGCGTGAATATGTTAGGATTGGAGTCCCATCCTTCGGCGCAGTCTCAATCGGTTGCCATTCCATCACTCACCCTCCACGTCAGGCAGATCACGCACACCAGCGATGTGAGCATCACCAGCGCGATCACGGCGCTTCATCTGCGCGATTGCATTGCGGGCGGCTTCCAGTTCGTCCGCAGCGCGGTGCAGTGCGATGGAAGCACCACGGTCGGTTGTCTTGTCCGCGGCCAGACGCGCTTGGCGCACGGGGTCCTGGATCCCGGCGATGATGCGGCTTTCGATGTGCTGGGCGTCCATGCGGTCAGCGAACGGATCGCTGGCGTTAGCAAGCCAGTCGCCCATGCGTTGCAGGATGCGGGCGATCATCGCGCGGCCTCCCATTCAGCGAAGGCGGCTCGAGCGGCTTTTCCTTCATCCGCTTCGATCGCTGAAATGATGTTCAGCGCGGCGAGTTCGTCGTCAGTTGCCGTGTCTGAAATCGCTTCAGCCATTTCCCAATCGCCATCTTCGCAAGTCCAGTTTTCGGCGTCGGCATAGAAACGAAGCGCCTCGACAAGCTTCCGAGCGGCGATCACCTGACACGCGAGGGCTTTGGCAAGCCCAAGCAGTCGAACGTCCGCCAAGTCGCTTTCACTGTCGCAGTCAAGAAGATCGAACTGCTTGTGTGCATCACCGGGCCTTGTCCCGCCCATGCAGATGTATGCAGATTGATCCTTGCGAAACTTGACCACCCACGGCCCAGGCGTTGCTGCGTCCAGCAGCTTTTGCAGATCGTCCATCACTGCACCTCCATCGCCGCGACGGCTTCGCTGCCGTACTGTGCGGTGATCGCGTCAGCTTGCGCGTTGACGCTGTTCCATGCCCACATGCCGACGACGGTCCAGAAGCCCGCGACCCAGACGACGCAAAGGGCGAATGCGATGCGGGCCATCACCGTGCCTCCATTGCTTGCGCCGCGATGAACGCTGGCGGAAGTTCGGCCCATTCATTGCGCGGCAGGTCGATGTAGATCTCGCGCATCGGGGGCATGGGGTCGGCCAGCGACACGACGTTGCGGCGCAATTCGTCTTGCCGGTTGTCCATGCGGGGGAATTGCAGAGGGGTGGTCATCATGCGCCCCCACAGCTTGAGAGGCGTGCCTCAAGGGCGATGACGCGGCCCTTGGATGCAGCGATATGGCCCGACACGTCACCACCGGTCAGCGACGACATGGGCACGCCGATAAGTAGCACGCCAATGGCATCCCCTGCGACTGCGCCTTTCTGCTTGCCTTCAAGCGCGGCCAGGGTCTGCCGTTCTGCGATCAGATCGGCGCGGGCCTGCTGGCACGACACGTTGGCGTATGCGTTACCCATGCTCACAGGAGCGATGCTGCTGGGCGATTGAGCGCAAGCTGCGATGAAGGGCAGTGCGGCAATGGCGGTAATGGTCTTGATGTTCATGGTTGTCTCTCCCGTTGTGCAGCGATTGGCGGGTGCCTCTTCGGCTGCTGATGGGATCAACGTATATCCTCAATAGAGGACACGCAAGAGAAAATATCCCCTATAGAGGACAAAATTTGCGTGCAAGCACACACCCGAAGCATGGCAGCGGGGCTAACCTGTCGAAAAGTACAACTCGCGTAACGGTTATATGAACGCGTTAATGGCTGCGCAGCGTGCAGATAGGGTCATCTGCCGCTTAGAGGTGGAATACCAGTATGAATGTTGGGGAATTCATGTCGCGGCTTGCCGCGATGACGTCACAGGAAAAGGCCGATCTCTTATCCGAGATCAGCTATCTTCGCGATGATGAAGAAGTGCCAGGACCGCGCTGCGGGTTGCAGGGCTTTGACGCATCGCAGAAATTATCTCTGCATCCTCCGGGCGCACATCAACGCCATAGAGGATAAACGTCGGACTGGCCCCGATCACATCGCAGACCGCCATAAGCTTTTCGACGGTCGGATCTTTGCCTTCTGAGAGAATAGAGTGCACGTATCCCTGTCCCGCTTTGGCGGCGAGGGATATCTGGCGCTTGCTCATTCCGCTTTCTGCGACGGCGGCTGCAAGCCTATTTCTCCAAGCTTTGTCAGGCATCCGAGGAGTATCCGCTATCGCGGAAAAAAACGCACGTCCTCTATAAACGATGCTTGCGGTGTCCTCTAAAGAGGATATACTGTGCATCATGGCAAAGACACCCCCCTCATTATTGAGCGATATCGAGGTGTTCCTCTCGGACACCCAGATGAGCGCCAGCTATTTCGGCAAAAAATCTGCCGGTAACTCTGAACTCGTTCCGCGCCTTCGTGGCGGGGGCCGGGTATGGCCTGAAACTGAAACAAAGATCCGGTCCTTCATGCTGTCCCATCGCGGAAGTATCCGCAAAGGAGGACATGGTAACGCAAACGCGACCCGTCAAGATTCCGGCAAGGTTACGCTCCGTAAGCGTGGGGCATCGGCATGAGAACTGCGCTTTACCGTCACTTCGATGCTGATGGGCAATTGCTCTATGTCGGCATCACCAAGTGCCCTGACAGTCGCGATGCTATGCACCGTTCGCAGTCCCCGTGGTTTTCGGACTCCGTTGAGCGACGCGTGGAGTGGTTCGATAGCCGTTCCGAAGCCATGCTGGCAGAGGGCAAGGCTATCGCCCATGAAGCCCCCGCGTTCAACAAGACGTGGATCGGCAAAACGCGCGGCGCGGCCATCTTTATCGACGCCGTGGGCAAAGACCGCCTCGCCGAGAAGCTGGGCGTTACTCACGGGGCAGTAAGGCAGGCTCACTGGCGGGACGAAATCCCGGCGTCGTGGGGACTGGTCGTCGCGCTTCTGTGCCGCGACACCGAATTCAGTTGCCCTATGTCTGCGTTCAACTGGGCGAAGCCAGGCTGCACGGACAGCCGGTGCATTTCCGAAGTCATGTTTGATCGCGCGACTGCAGCAATGTCGGAGGCATCGGTATGAGCGCCCCCGCCAGCTACATCGCCACAGAGCGCGGCTTGCGTGAGGGGCTGGGCGTCGAGGATATCGCCTATCGCTCGGGGCATCCGGTCGAGTTGATCCGCAGGCACGTCACCGCCATGCGCCGCAACGGCGTTCTGGCCCGCATGTTCGGAGCATCGGAATGATGTGCCCGACCGAGGCCCGCCGTTCTCGCGAGATGTGGTGCGCCGCCGTCATGACGGTCTTTCATGACTCATGGCGTCAGCTTGGCCGCAAGAACGCCAACCCCGCCGATATCCGCCGTCACGCGCTGCTCTATTTCAGTAGCAAGGACGGCATCGAGGTCGTTTCGTTGACGGGCATAGACGCCACGCCGGAACAGCTTGCCGACGTGTGCATCGACCCGACCGCCCGCGACCGCATCAAGCGATTGGAGGATCTATGACATGTCACGCGCACATCACTGCGGGCGTTGCGGATCGCTCGCAATACGAGGCTTTGGCCCGCCACATGGACGCAGCGGCCCGCGCATCTGGGCCTGTCGGGATCACATCGCAGACGCCGAACGATGGTGGCAAGGGCAGTATCATCGAACGCCGCTTTCACAAGCTGTATCCGCACAACGTCCTGCGCCGGAAGCGGTCGATAGCCCTGCACACGGCGCTGAGCAGGGGAGCCTGATATGATCCTGCCGACCGTCATAATCGACTGGCCCGCACAGCCCGCATGGCCGAACCGCCAGAAGCACTGGCGACCGACTGCCAACGCACGGGATCTGCAAAAGAACGCCGCGTTCTATCTGGCGAAGGAAGCCCGCTGGATCGCGCCCGCCGTCGTGCATCGCGTCCACCTGACGCTGACGTTCTGCGTCACCGACTGCGCGGCGGTTCGATCTGGATAACGCGCTAGCCGCCTGCAAGGGCGCAATCGACGGACTGTCCGCCTGTCTGGGCGTGGATGACAGCCTGTTCAGCTACACGCTGCAACGCGGGGATAAGACGCCTGGCGGTGCCGTGATGATCGACGCGGAGGTGAAGTAAATGACTGATTCCGCTTGCGAAACACCAGCAAATGCTGGTATAAATGAGCAGCGGGCCGGGTGCTTCCAACACTCCGACCCGCCTAACCATAGCCCGAACAATGGAGGTTCAGGGATGGCTGATTACAGCCCATATAATAACCGCGATGGCGGTTGCAATCCAGAACATTCGTCTAACTGGCGTTCGATTGGCGAACTGGCTGCGGGATGGGTCCGCAAGGCTGGTGCCAAATGAGCGAGATCCAGTTTGGATATAGCCACGCGGATTACTTCGGCCTACTAGCTGACGTATTCGCCGCTGGCAATCAAGCCGTGGTCGACTTCCAGGCGGGGAACGTCTTGGACAGCGGCACGAGCGGTTGCGCCTATCTGGTCATCACCGATGAACGCGCGGCCTATCACCTGAACGAAACGGCAGGCTTCAAACGCTACGACTTCGGCGTCGGAATGCGCGTGTCCTGCGGCGGCTGGCAGTCCTTGCATGGGGCTGAATACGTCGCTGAGGCGATGGCCGAGGCCGCCCGGTTCAACGGCGTAGACGCAGCCGTAGTCGGAAAGGTGGACTGACATGAACGGCCTTCCCTATTACAAAGCATATCCCCGCGACTTCATCGAAGGCACCATCGGGTTGGACTTCGAGACGAAGGCCGCTTATCGCCTCGTGATCGACCTGATCTACATGCAGGGCGGGGCGCTTCCTGACGACGCCCGCTACATTTCCGGCCTTCTGGGGTGCAGCGTAAAGAAGTGGAATGTCCTTCGTGATCGCCTGATTTCCGCAGGCAAAGTCGAAGTTAGAGGCGACTATCTCGGAAATCTTCGGGCCGATAAAGAGCTCGAAACTCTCGGGAAATTTCAGGATAAACAGCGCGAAAACCGGGCCAGACCGAATAAAAACAAGGGCTTGGAATCACCATCGTCCGACCATACAGAACCAGATACAGATACAGTTAAAAAAGAAGAAGCTAAAGCTTCTTCCAAAAAACGCGGATCTCGCCTGTCGGCGGAATGGCGGTTGCCTAGGCCGTGGGGCGAATGGGCGGTTGCCGAAGGGCTTTCCGAACAGGCGGTCAGGATCGAGGCGGATAAGTTCCGCGATTACTGGATCAGCGCATCTGGGTCCAACGCAGTCAAGCTGGACTGGCAGGCGACGTGGCGCAATTGGGTGCGCAAGGCGGTTACAGACCGTCAGAAACCTGCATTTCGTTCGATCAGCGGCGGGAAAGACTGGCGGGTAGGTGATCTTCGCGCCCTATCCCCGACCCGCGTTCAGGAATTCTGGCCGGACGGAAAGTGGGACGACCGCAGCGATCTGACTGAGGCGGACGTTGCCAATCATCCGCGCTTCATCGGGAGGGCACCCGCCTATGCCGGTTGATCTGGACCAGTGGGAAGAACGCGCGGCCATCCTGGAATTCAGCGCAGGTATGAGCCGGTTTGAGGCAGAGACGGCAGCGGCACGGATGCAAGGCTGCGAACGCTGGGAAGTCGCCCAGCAGGTGAAGGAAAGCGGATATGCGAACGGAAGCGGACTTGTTGGCGCAAGCTGGCATCACGTCGAAGCGTTGGCAGGGAAACGAGATGCGGACGACCTGCCCGGAATGCAGCGCCAGCCGAAAGAAGAAAACCGATCCGTGTCTGAGCGTGTCGCGCAAGTCGGATGGGCTTGTGTGGTTCTGCTGGCACTGTGGGCACAAGGGGGGGCTGTCGTATGACGATCGATCCGATCCGCTACCTCGTGCAGGAACGCAAACTAGACGAAGCCTTGCTGGCGCACATGGGCGTCAAGCCGGTGCATCACGATCAGATCGGCAACGCGGTTGTCTTTCCGTATCGCCGGGACGGCAAGCCCTATGCCGGGAAGTTCCGCGCCGTTGAAAAGAAAGACTGGCGGTCATCGCATGGCGTGACGCGCGGCCTGTTCAACGAAGATTGCCTGCGTGATGGTGACGGCCCTGTGGTCATCACCGAGGGCGAGATTGACGCGCTGTCCGTCATGCAGGCCGGATACACCCGCGCCGTCAGCCTGCCGGACGGCTGGACCGCAGATGGCGGCAAGCGGCAAGTCCTGATCGACGTAGAGGCGCAACTACGCGCCGCGCCCTATGTCATCGTCGCTGGCGATAACGACGAAGCCGGGGCCAGCCTGCCGCGCACCGTGGCGAACATCATCCCCGGCCATGACGTGCGGTATGTGCGCTGGCCGGAAGGCTGCAAGGACGCGAACGACGTTCTGGTGCTGCTGGGTGAAGGCGATCTGTCTAAGTGCCTGACCGAGGCAAAGCGAATGGACCCGCCGGGCGGTTTCATCACGGGCATTTCGGATCTTCCGCCGATGCCGACCCGCCGCGTCCTGCGGATGGGAATGGAGCCGTTCAATCACAAGATGGCGTTCGAGGTCGGCACCATGTCTGTTGGCACCGGCACCCCAGGCGCGGGTAAATCGACCTTCACGACTTTTGCGGCCTATCACGTCGCAAAGCACGAAGATATCCGCGTAGGTATGCTGGGGTTTGAAACGCACCCCTACCGGACGCGAGACCAGCTTGCCCGCCTGCATTGCCAAAGCCCGTGGGACGATCTGCACGGCGAACAGATGGGGCGGTTCCTGGACTTCGCGGATCGTCATTTCCGTATCGTCCACCGGACATTCGAGGAAGGCGACACGCACCACCTCGCATGGCTGCGCGACACCATCCACACGCTGGCGGTCAGGGATAACTGCAAGCTGATCATCGTGGACCCGTGGAACGAGTTGGAACACCTGCCCGAACCCGGCGAGAGCATGACCAGCTACATCAACTTCGCCCTGCAACAGATCCGGCAATGGGCGCAGCAGTATGACACGCACATCTGCGTCATCGCGCACCCGCGCAAGATGCCGACCGACCAGCCGCGCAGCCCGACCGGTTACGACATTGCCGATAGCGCCGCGTTCTTCAACAAGCCCGCCCTTGGGTTCAGCGTCCACAAAGAGCGTGACGAAGATCAGGGCATCGAGTGGGTGATGCTGACCACATGGAAGGTCCGCGAAACCCAGCTTTACGGATTCAATCCGGGCCGAACCAAGCTGCAATTCCACGACTACGGCATGACCTACAGCCGCTTCGAGGATGACAGCGCATTCACCCGCAAGGAGGCACACGCATGACTCTGACAGCACCGAAACACCTACGCGGACGCATGAACCGCTGGACTCCGCAAGCCCTGCGCGACGAACGGCGGGAATGGGCACTGGCACGCGGCAAGGAAGGCCATACGGTCCCGGCAATTGCCGAGGCGCTGGGGATTGCCCGCCAGAACGCCCGCACGATGCTGACCGAGGCGGGCTATAGCTGGCACGCTCAGCCCCGCATGATCCGCCACCCGAAATGGGGGAACGCATGACACCTGCTCCTGTTTTCAAAGACGTTGGGCAGATCCAGCCCGCCTACAGCGACACATTCTGCGAATGGCTGCGGTCGCACATGATCCGCAACACCAGCATGTCGGCGCGACGTTCAGACCTGCGCGTCAAATATGAGCGGGTCAAGCGTGAAGCCCCGAAGAAGGCCGATCCGATTGAATGGAACGGCAAGCTTTACCGGACGAAAGACGAAGTGGCCAAGGCCGCACGTGTATCGGTCAGCACGATCAACCGCCGCCTCAAGAGCGACGGCCACCTGAAAAATCTGCCGGTTGGCGGAACGCCCATCGTCAAGGCGAAGCCCGTCGAAGTTCTGGGCCGGAAATTCCCGTCAATCTCGAAGTTCGCTTGCCATGTGAAGCGCAACCGCAGGGTCGTGGAACTTTGGTTCGAGAACGGCGAACAGCAAAAGATCGAGGATGCTTTGCGAGGGGCGATGAAATGAGCAGCATGAAGATCACCCGCGAATATCTCAACGCCATGTCGCGCACGAACCGCGTGAGCCTGCCGGATATCGGCATCGACCTGGACACGGACCACGCCGACACTGCGCCCAGCTTCCCGACGATCCGCCGCGAGGTCCGGTCCCCACGCATCAGCGTTGACGTGGCATACGCCGCATTCGTGGACGCGTGGAAGGAGGCGACGGCATGACCGCTGAAACCGCATCGACCCTTGCGGCACTGACGCCCGCAGCAATCGCAATCGCCGCTGTCATCGCGGCTGGACTGACAGGAGGCACGGCATGTCACTGGTGAGAAGGGCCGCGCACGCGGTCATCGTTATGGTTTTGGCGTGGTTTACCTATCATGCTGTCGCGCTGGCCTTTGGCGTCACGTCGTCTGTCCCGGCAATCGTGGAGTTTATTCTGATTGCGTTGTTGATGTCCATAATTGATAGGGACCGCTGATATGTCACTAGACGCACTGATCGAGGCTGTGGAAGCGGGGACGCTGACTGGCGAGGACGAATACTTCTACCCGACCGGAATTGCTGAGATGATCGAAGGGGCGCTTGGCATCGGCGGCATCTGGGATACCGTTTGCCTCGCTCACGACGGATCCCTGAATGATGCAAGGGAAGTCCATGAGGCGCTGTTACCGGGGTGGCGTTGGGGTCGATTGGCGTCCCATGACGTCATGATAGTCAGCCGAGAGAACGGGCAGTATTTAGCATTTTCGTCCGAAGGCCCATGCCCCGCCCGCGCATGGCTTCTCTCTATCCTTCGAGCATATAAGCAGGTGCAAGCATGATCCGCGCATTGGCATTTATCGTCGTAGCTGTTGGTATCTTGCCGATGGCGTATCTGATGGTTTCGCCGCAAGTGTGGCAAGCCTTGCGGGTGTTTGGCTGGGATATCGCTCTTAGCGCATTCGTCGCGGTTTTCACCATCTGTGCGGGCATCATTTCATTGCCGAAAGGGAGGCGCTGACATGATCGGCGGCATTGATTGGGTCCGTGCAATCAAGCACGCGGAAATCGTCGCGGTCGAAAACATCCGATCCGACGTGCAGCCAAAGCCGGAACACGCCATGTGGGAACTCATGAAGGAGGCGGTGCAGGTATCCAGCATCGCCTACAGCGCCCCGCCGCGTGTCGGCTATCCGTCCAAGTCTAGCCTGCCGGATACCGTTGACGACGTGTCCGACTGGCAGCGCATGGCGGCATACCTGCGCGGGGAGTTGTCCGAGATGCCCACGGGCCACGCACGCCCGCCGCAGCCGTCCGCAGAGCAGATCACCCGTGCCGAGGCAGTGCTTGCCATCTGGCACAAGCACGCGCTGTCACGGAAGGGCGCAAAGAGCCGGATCAAGAAGGCGGTTTACATGAAGGCGTCCGGCGTTCCTGATCGCAAGGTGCGGGCCGTCACGGGCATGACCAAGCAGGCGATCCATAGCGCCAAGGACGAGGCGATGCGCGATATGCTGTGTGCGGTGCGGAGGTTCTGCTGAAAAGTGATGTCGGGGTGATTATTTTACGCTAAGCGCTATTTTTCCTCTTGCATGTCGGTTACGCCTTGCGTATATATAAGACATGGAAACGGGCAGAGGCCCAAACGCAGGAGATACCGAAATGACCCGCTGGACCGAAGAAAACACCGAAGGCTTCAACGCTGCTGAACTGGCTGAGATGAACAAAGCCCAAGAGATGCTGGAAGCCGATGGTTTCGCAGACGCCGATAACCTCGCGGACATGCTCAACAACGCTTGGAACCCCGAAATGACCGCCGCCGACCTTTACACCGCTGTTCGCGATGCCGCTGGCGCCAACTGATGACCCCCGCAGAAATATCCGAAGCCCGCCGCACGCTGTCCCTCACGCAGGGGCAGCTTGCAGCCGTTATGGGGTTGCGTGGCCCGGCTGCTATCAGCGAGTGGGAATCAGGCAAGCGTTCGCCCGATGGTCGCAGCGTCCGGCTTATCGAGGCATATCTAGCGGGCTACAGGCCGGGCGACTGGCCGATTTAGTGACGGTGCGCAAATACTGTTGACTATGCGACTAGACTTGACATATAAGGGAGTATAATCGCAAGAAGTGCGCGCGCGGCGGCAGGTCGAAATCCTTGCACGGTCCGGTTATCCGGTTGCGTCTGCCGCAGATTGTGACGTTAGCCGCCCTCTCTAGATTGCTTTCGACGGCTTGGTTCTAGGGAGGGCGGATAAAAGAACGGTGCGCTTTTAAGGTTTGTGGCCTTTGGTGGGTTACGGTTAGATTCCGTTATCCGGGAGACCGGAGACAGCAGCGGCGGACTGGGGTTCGAATCCCCGCCACACACCTTATGAGCGCGGTGATGCCATAGGTCGGTATCCATTATGGCTGGTGTAAGGCTCAAGTCCGAGAAGTGCGGTGGAAACACCCTTGGACCGACTGCGCGCTCAACTTGTCACCGGCTCTGCGCGGATTGATCACCGCAAGCATCCGGGTTGCCCGTCAGCTTCGGTTGGCGGGCTTTCTCATATCCCCATCACCCTCAGGCGCAGTCACACACAGACAGCAGCAGCTAAACCCACGGGCTGCGCCTCAGCGTGAAGGGTCGCAAGGCGATCACGAACATTGACCAGCCCCAGCGGGGCAAAGCCATCTGGCCGAGCCGGAAGGACATGACATGCCACGGAAACCAAAGACCATCAACGATGAGCAGCGGGCGCAGGTAGAGGCGCTTGCAGCCTATCTGACGCAGGATCAGATTGCCGATTACCTTGGCATGTCGCGACCGACGTTCGCGGCACTGATGGAACGCGACGAAGACGTAGCTTTGCGCTATAAAAAGGGCAAGGCGCAGGCCATCGCTGATGTGGCGACTGGTCTACTGATGCAGGCCCGCGAAGGCAACGTCGGTGCGGCTGCGTTCTACCTCAAGACCCAGGCAGGGTGGCGAGAAAAGCAAGAGGTCAAGATCGAGAGCGATCAGCCGTTCGGGCAGTTCGTTCTGGTCGAGGCGAGCGGCGATGAAGACAGCGCGGTTTCCGTTAACTAGACCGCAGATCCAGTTCCTTAAATGCGATGCCCAATACCCGGCATTCGTCGGGGGATACGGGTCGGGCAAATCGGCGGCAATGGTCGTGTCGGCTGTGTCGGATGCAGCACAAAGCGCTTCGGCGTTGGTCGGCGTGTATGAACCGACATTCGACCTGCTGAACACAATCGCAATGCCGCGCATCTCGGCCATGCTCATGCTGATGGGCATACCGCACAAGCTGAATAAGGTCGAAAAGGCGATCTACACCAACTACCCGCGATTCGGTGACTTCCTGTTTCGCAGCATGGAAAACCCCGACACGCTGGTCGGCTTCGAAACCTTCGGGGCGCACGCGGACGAGTTGGACACGCTCAAACCGGAAAAGGCCGAACGGGTCTGGCAGCAGATTATCGCACGGAACAGGCAAACGGCGGTTGCGGGCGCGAAGAACCGGGCCAGGTGCTACACGACCCCGGAAGGCTTTCGCTTCGTTCATCAGCGGTGGGTGGTGGAGCGTGACGAGCGTTACGCAATCATCAAGGCCCCGACATACAGCAACCCATACCTGCCGGAGGATTACGTTCCTAACCTTCGGGCGACCTATCCAGAGCAACTAATCGCGGCCTATATCGAAGGCGAGTTTGTCAACCTCAAGTCGGGCACGGTCTACAACGCGTATAACAGGCAGGCCAATAGCAGCCGCGAGGAAATCCGACCCGGTGAGCCGCTATTCATCGGGCAGGACTTCAACGTCGCGGACATGTCGTCGTCAATCGCGGTGAAGCGGCCAAGCGGGCTGCACATCGTCGCGCAGTTGGTCGGCGTCTATGACACCCCGGCGCTGATCGAGACGCTGCAAGACAAGTATGCGGGGCACAAGATCACGATCTACCCCGATGCTACGGGCGGATCGCGCAAGACGGTGAACGCCAGCACGTCGGACCTGTCGATGCTGCGCCGCGCGGGGTTTCGCGTGGTGGCCGATGCCAGCAACCCGGCGGTTCGTGACCGGATCGTCAGCGTCAACAGCGCGTTTCAGCACGGCAAGCTGTGGGTGAATGAGCAAGCCGCGCCGGAAGTCGCTCGATGCCTGGAACAGCAGGCTTACGGAAAGAACGGAGAGCCTGACAAGGAAGGCGGCTTCGATCACCTCAATGACGCAACCGGCTACATGGTCGTCAAGGAAATGCCCGTGCGCAAGCCAGTCAGCAGGGCCAAGATTATAGGTCTGTGATGGCAGTTGATACACCGAGCGAATACTACGCCGAGAACCGGAACCGCTGGCGTAAGTGCCGCGATTTTGTCGAGGGTTCGGACCGGGTCAAGGACGGCGGCGAACTGTATGTGCCGCGCCCGTCCGGGCTGAACGACAAAGAGTTTCGCGACTACATCCAGCGCGGGGCGTTTTTCAACGCATCGCAGCGCACGGTTGACAGCCTCGTGGGCCTCGTCATGGCGAAGCCGCCCGTTGTGGAAATGGGTGCAGGTCTGGCCGCGCTGGCCGACTACATCGACGGGGCAGGCAGCACGGCGGAGGATTTCGCCCGTGACGCTGTGTTTGACGTGCTGGTGACTGGCGGCGGCTGCGCAGTCGTGGATCGCCCGGAGACGCCACGGGGCGTCACCACACGGCGGCAAGAGCAGGAAATGGGCCTGCGCCCCTATGCAAGCTGGTACCCGGTCGAGAACGTGCTGGAATGGCGCTACGGCCAGATCAACGGCAAGCGCGAACTGGTCTGGCTGAAACTGTCAGAGACGTGGGAAGAAACCGTTGACGAATGGACGGTGAAGGCCCGCCCGCAGGTGCGCGTGTTCGACATGGTGGAAGGTGCGGCGCGGTGCCGTGTATTCCGGCAACAGGCAGACGGATGGGCCGTCTATAGCGAGACGTTCCTGCGCCGCTCGAATGGCACGCCGTTCCCGTATGTCCCGGCTGTGATGTTCGGGCCGGTCAAGAACGAGCCGGAGAAATCGCCGATCCTGGACCTGATCGAGGTCAACCGGTCGCACTGGCAGAACAGCGTGGATCTGGAACACGGGCTGCACTTCACGGGCCTGCCCACGGCCTATGTGTCGGGGCACGCGTTCGGTGACGACGAGGTCGTGAAGCTGGGCAGCAAGACGCTGTTCGCGTTCGATGAAGTTGGCGCAAAGCTGGAATTCGCATCCTTCGGCAGCGAGGGGTTGGCGGGTCTGGAAAAGGCGCTGGATCGTAAAGAGCAGCAGATGGCCGCGCTGGGTGCTCGTATGCTGATGCCAGAGGGGTCGCAGGCGGAAAGCGGCGAGGCGCTGGCTATCCGTCGCGGTGGCGAGAACAGCGCATTGGGTAAGCTGGCCGACAGCGTGTCGCGCTGCATGGAACTGACGCTTGAAACGATGGGCGAGTGGGAAGGCATCAGCGATAGCGTGTCGTTCCGGCTGAACACGGATTACCTGCCGACTGCAATGACCGCGCAGGAATTGACGGCGGCGATTGCGGCTGTTGATCGTGGTTACATGTCGCAGCAGGAGTTCTTTGAACTACTCAAGGCAGGCGGTCAGGTCCGCGACGATAAGACCTACGAGGAACACGCCGAAGAGGTGGCGGGGTTTGCTGACAGGCCCATAGATGGAGATGGCGATGAAGGCTGATAAGTTCGAAGTGACTGTTGACTTCGAGGACGAGATCAAGCTGTTCCAGCGCATGGACGATGTTCTCGCCTCTATTGAGCAGCGTCTTGATCGAATTCAGGGCATGGAGCATGGCGGCATCAAGATTTTCATCGCAGGCTCACTTGCAAATGTGGAGATCAGCCCCTCCGGGAATGTGAATGGCGACCAATCCGAATGAAGCGATCTATGACGCGGAAACCCGTCACGCGATCTACCTAGACCGGTACGGTGGCGGTGTTGCCCGTCGCATGGTCAAGCTGCTGCTATCAGCCGAAAAGGACATAATCGGCAAGCTGCGGGATCTGCCCGACGGCCCGACAAAGACCCAGCAGGCCGAACTGCTCAAGACGGTGCGGGCGCGGATCAGCGATCTGGTCACGGATTTCCGCGATCAGATGACCGACGAACTGCTGGAGCTGGCCGACTACGAGGCCGAATTCACGGATGACATGTTCGCCGGAGCTTATGCTGATCTGGACGCCACGTTTCAGACGGTCCCGCTGGCAAATGTCCGTGCTGCGGCCATGTCGAAGCCGTTTCAGGGCATCCACCTACGTTGGGCCAAGCCTGCGGACCATGCAAGCGAACTGATCAAGCGCAATTTCAAGGCTGCGCAGGGCGAGATTGAGCGCGGGTTCATCGAGGGCGAGAGCATCCCGACGATTACGGCCCGCATTCGCCCGCTGATCGAGGTGAAGGCAGCGCGGGATGTTGAGACGATCAGCATCACGGCGGTAAAGCATATCAGCGCTGCGGCGCGTCAGGAGTGGCACAAGCAAAACCCCGGCGTGATCGACACGGAGCGATGGAACGCGGTCCTGGACGGGCGCACAAGTGATATCTGCCGATCCAGAGACGGCAAGACATACGAGGTCGGCCAAGGCCCCCAGCCGCCAGCACACCCGCGCTGCCGGTCGAACCGGGTCAGCATCGACCCCGATTATCCGCCGCCACGCAAGCGGACCTATGACCAATGGCTACGCGATCAATCGGAGGAAGTGCAGGACGACATTCTGGGCAAGGCGAAGGCCGATCTGTTCCGGGATGGGCTGACGCTGGATCGCTTCTTTGACGAAAGGCGCGGCAGGGAATACACTGTCGCTGAACTTCGGGCGATGGATAAGCGGCGCTGAAAGTCATCAACGGCGATAACGACCGTTCACACTGGCGGTTTCAGGAAGGCGGCGAGATATGGCGCTGCCCGATCTGCCATGCCGAGGGTACGGAACAGACAGCCGTTGTCGAGATTTACCCGTTCGTGGAACTGCGGAAGGGTAAGATGCGCAAGCCAGCCAAGGTGCTGTGCTGTGCGGCCTGCTACCTTCGGGGCGGCAGGATAACCGAGGTCTAAGCCTCATATCACTACCACCATGCAAGCCGTGCTGACCGGGTGTCACACGGCCTTTTCGCTGTGCGAAGGGCAAAACCATGACCGAAGAAGAAATGCAGGCGCAGATCGACAAGCTGACCAAGGCTCAAGAGGCAATGGCGGCGAAGAATGACGAACTGCTGAGCGAAGTGAAGGCCGAGCGTGCCAAGCGCCGTGAAGCCGAAGCCGCAGCAGAACAGGCCGCGCGGGACGCCGAGGAAAAGGCGACCGAGGCGGCGGAAAAGGCGGGCGATGTGGAGACACTGCGCAAGCAGTTGGAGGCCAAGCACGCCAAGGATATCGAGAAGCTGACCCGCGAACGCGACGACGCTGCGGGCCAACTCAACAAGCTGGTGATCGACGGCGGGATCGACAGCGCCCTTGACGCTGCGGGAATGGCCCCGGCGTTCAAGAAGATGCTGCGTCTGTCTTTCGCAGCGGATCACCAGATCGAGATCAAGGACGGTCAGGCATTCGTCGGCGGCGATGCACTGGCCGAAGTTGTGAAGAAGTGGACCGAGAGTGATGAAATCTCGGGCCTCAAGGCTGCTGGTCAAGCAAACGGCAGCGGCGCTCCCGGCGGGGGCAAACAGATCAGCAAGTCGCTGTCTGACATGGGTGATGCAGAGCGCCTCGCCCTTGCCCGTGAGGGGAAACTAAAGGCCGCACAAGGCCAATAACCATCAGCATAGGGGGCTACCATGCCTTACACGACCCTTGGCGATATCTTCGCCACCGACCGAGAAGCCGCTTACGAGGTCATCCAGTCCTACATGGACACCGACCCCGTAACCACCACGCCGTTCTTCGAGAGCGGCCTTGTCGTCAGCAACCCGATCATCTCGGAAATCGCTGCATCCAACACCGGCATTGTCGAACTGCCCTTCTGGCAGAAGATCGATTCGTCGGTCGAGCCGAACTACAGCAACGACGTTTACGAAGACGTTGCCGTTCCGCGCAAGATCGGCACCGGCTCGATGAAGGCCCGCAACGGCTATCTGAACGAAGGTTTCGGCTCGATGGACTTCGTGACCGACCTGACCGGCAAAGATCCTCTGGCCCGCATCGCTTCGCGCCTGGACAACTTCTGGCGTGAGCAGGCAGAGCGCCGCATCGTGGCATCGCTGCGCGGCGTGCTGAATGACGCCATTGCCGAGGGAACCGGCATGGTGAAACAGGCCACCGCAGGCGAAGGCATTTCGCTCGACGGCCTGATCGACGCCCAGATGACGATGGGTGACGCATTCGGCAGCATCGGCGGCTACGTCATGAACTCGGCTGCGTTCGCAACGCTGGTCAAGGAAGACGTTGCCACCGTCGCCCGCAACCGCGAAACCAACGTTATGGAGCGCACCGTCAACGGGATGCCCGTGATCGTGAACGACGCTGCGATGACCCTGAACGGCAAGCCCGTCGTGGCCCTGATCGGCCCCGGCGCGTTCGCCTATGGCATGGCGATGCCCCGCACCCCGCTGGAATACGAGCGCGAGGCGGCACGCGGCAACGGTGGCGGTTCGGAAACCCTGTGGACCCGCCGCAACATGATCGTGCATCCGCTGGGGTTCAACTTCACCAGCACGTCGATCACCGGCAACGGCACCGAGACCACCCCGCGTTCCGCTGGCTGGACCGACCTTGCCAACGCGGCGAACTGGGAACTGGTCGCCGACCGCAAGCAGGTTCCCATCGCGTTCCTGACCGTCGCCGCAGCGTAACGGGCGGGGCTTCGGCCCCGTTCACCACCGATAGGAGGCCAGCATGGCGAACCATTCCCCGAACGAAGACAACTATGTCAGCAAGAAAAGCTGGGACGAGGCAATGAGCGGCGATGCTGCCAAAGCCGCCGACACCAGCAAGGACGCTGCAAAACGCGCGTCGGACAAGGGCGCTGCTGCAAAGAACGGCGGCGGCGACAAGTAATCAGGCGGGGCGGCTCCGGTCGCCCCTGCTACCCGTATTCCCTCACATTTGGCGGTGACAGATGGCTGACGTTGTGAAGTTCTATCCCAAGGATGCGGCCACTGATCCCGACAACGTGCTGGAACAGGCAATCGGCGGGTTCAGCGAAGTTCTGATCATCGGGTGGGACAAGGACGGCAATCTGGATGCACGCGCAACTCTTGGCCTCAAGGATGGCGGAGACGTGCTGTGGCTGATGGAGGCGTTCAAGCACAACCTGATGACGGGCGCATACACCGGCGAACCGGAGAAATAATCAATGCCCCTGATCGTCGGAAACCTGCTGACTGACCCGGCAGCAAATTCATTCATCAGCCTTGCCGATGCGGACGCCTATCTGGGCGCGGAAGCAAATGCGCCTTGGTCGGCTGCTGCACCGCAAGCAAAAGAAGCCGCGCTGATCAATGCATCCCGCTGGCTGTCCGCAAGCCTCGTCTGGTGCGATACGGCGCTGTCTGATGCCGATCTAGCCCGCGTCGGGCATGTGTCCGCCCGCCTTGCCGTTGAGGCGCTCACGGTCGATCTGTGGGCCTCTGAGGCGGTGAAAGACGCGAAGCGATACAAGGCCGGATCGGTAGAAGTCGAATACCAGGACACCAGCCGTCGCGGCGGCGCTGCCGGGGGCAAGCGGTTCCCGTGGATGTTCCCGATGCTGCGCGGCCTGCTGTGCGGGACGGGCGTGCAGCGTGACGTGGTGCGGCGATGAGCGTGCTTGACGATATCCGCGCCGCGATTGGCGATGCGTTCGGTGACACGGCGCTGTTTTTCAGCGAGGCCACACTGACGCGCGTTGTCGGCGGTGGCGGCTGGACGGACGATAGCGCCGCGCCGGATGAATACCCGTGCAAGGCGATGGTGGATACCTACAGCGATCACCTGCGGGCTGTGGCCGATATCCCCGGCACAGATGTGAAGCTGATGATCGTCGGCACTTCGATCAGCGTTGACCCGCTCAAGGGCGACACTGTGACGGTCGGCGGGAAAAGCTACGCGATCAACCGCGTCGAGACTGACCCCGCGCGGGCGATGTGGACCTGTCAGGCAAGCCCGGTCGATGGCTAGGATTGTCGGCGGGCAGAGGATGGCCCGACACCTGCGCGAAGGGGCCAAGGGGAAGGACCTGACCAACGTGCTGCTGAAAGCCGCTGATCGCGTCAGGACGGATTACATCGACCGCGTGAACGAGGGCGGCGGGCCGGGTAAGGCGCACGTTCCATCGCTGCCCGGTCAAGCGCCGAACACGGATACCGGGCGTCTGGTCGGATCTGCCGGGTCGCAGGTGCGCAAGAAGAACAGCGCCGAGACGTTCGTGGAAGCCGAGTATGCCGTATGGCTGGAATTCGGCACCGACAAGATGGCACCGCGACCCGCTCTGGGACCGGCATTCGATGACATGTTGCCCCATATCCGCGAGAACATCAGGAAGGCGATCAAGGGATAGGCTTCGACAGGTATTCGTTGAATGCGATCTGTGAGGTTTTCATGCCCTTTCGCTGCACAAGCGTCATGGCGCGATCACAGCCTTCCTTGCGGGCTAAGTACTTGGCGGTGTCATAAGCCAGATTGGCAGAGGACAAGGTGCGGTCGCGCAATTTGCCGCGCTTGCCGAAAAGGTAGTCGAAGAATCCGGGCTTTGCCCATTTGGCGTAGTTTGCTGACATGCGCTCAAGCGAGGCTGTCTTGTCATCGCCGCCGCAGGCTTCGGAGTATCCGGCAGCCTCGGCGTAATCGGTAATCACGAAGCTTGCCAACATCACCACGTCGCCGCGTTCAACGGCTGACTGGCGCATGGCTTTCAAGTCGTCGGAGAAGTCGCCCAGGGCAGGGCTGGCGAGAGCCGCGAAGGCGACGGCAAGTAGTTTCATATCAACACCATGTCTGTTCATGCAGGCAATATAGACGCAGGCGCGGGGTTCATAAATGGCTGATCAGGCGCTGCAACTCATGCAATCGGTGCAGGCCGCGCTGGAAGCCGGAATGTCGCTGACGTGGCGGGCAACGCGGCTTGAGACGCCGACATATCCGGTGGGATACCTGAACATCACCAGCAGCACGCCGATCCGCGGGCATGGCTATTATGCCGAGCGTCATCGGGGCGTTGTATCCGTCTGGACAAAGGCCACGAAGGAAACCGCAGCCAGCCCTGTGCAGGCATTCACGCTCGCCAAGCAGGCGCAGCAGATCCTTTCCGCAGCCGTCTTGTCCACGGATGACCTGACCGTGCTGCAATTCTCTTGCGAGGACTTCACGTCGCAAAACCCGGACGGCCTGACATGGGGCCGGTCGTTCATCTTCCAATCAGTGACACAGGAGGCCCCAAATGGCTGATCCCAATTTCTCGAATAGCGTTACCTACATTGAGGTGATGGTGGAAACCGCGCCCGATGCCGACACCTACAGCAAGCCGTGCGGCATGAATGGCCGGACCTTCACCCGCAGCAACGCATCCTTTGAAACCGAATTCGCGTCCTGCACTGTCGGCCAAGCTGGCAACCGCGTCCGCGCCGAGGGTATTGACGACTGGACGATTTCGGGTTCCGGCGTGATGACTTCCGATGCCTTCGATATCTTCGACAACTGGAAATCGGGCGTTGCAGCCAACCGTGGCCCGCGCAAGGTCATCGTGATTGCCTATACCGGCGACAGCAACAGCCTTGTGACGCACCGCCACTACATCATGACGGGCCTGCTGACCAGCCTGAGTATGCCGCAGGGCGCGAACAACGAACTGGTCACGACCGATATCGAGATCCAGGCCGCAAACGGCACGGTCGAGATGATCGACGGCGCATTCACCGGGACCGTCGTGTAATGACGGCACGGCCCGTGATCCGCATGGATATCGGGGAAGGCCGTGAGCGACGCCTTTTCCTCGGCGTCGATGAATTGCGGCAGATCAAGAAGGAAACAGGACGGGGGTTCTTCGCCCTGTTTTCCCAATTCCACCTGAACGCAGAGCCGGACGAGGTGCAGGCCGTTATTCGGCTGGCCTTGATCGGGGGCGGCATGTCGCCTTCCGAGGCCGAGGATATCGCGACCTACTACGCGACCCCGCCCCGCCCGATGCGCAAGGCTTACGAGGCCGCGCACAAGGTGCTTAGCGCGATCTGGAACGGCATTGACCCGCAGGACGGCGCGAAGGACGGGGAACGGGTTTCAGACGACCAGATGGATCGCCTGATCGACCGCATTCTGGGCAGCGCACTGAAAAACGGCGCGTCGATTGATACGCGGAACCTGTCGATTGCCGATCTGCTGTCGCTCGTTCGCGCTGCGAATGACGACCCAGACGACAAGCCAGCCGCCCCGGTTGATCTGTTTATGAAGCTGCACGGCAGCAAGTGAGGCCCTGAATGGCTGTTATTGACCGCCTGAGCGTCTATTATGACGTTGTTGATGATCAGGCACAGGCAGCATTCAAGCGGCTTGAGCGCAACAGCGAGGCGGCGAACCGTGCGATGCTGCGCGGCGCGGGGCAGGTTGATCGAGCGTATCGTACACTTGGAACTGGCGGGGGCATCCAGAACGTCGCATATCAGGTTGGCGACTTTGCCACGCAGGTTGGTGCTGGAACGTCAGCATCTGTCGCACTGGGTCAACAGTTGCCGCAGCTTCTCGGCGGATTCGGTGCGCTTGGCGCTGTCATGGGCGCAGTTGTGGCAATCGGCGTTCCCTTGGCCGCTGCGTTCATCGGCGCAGGTGAAGGCGCAGGCACGCTGAAAGAACGCATGGACGCGCTGAACGGCGCGATCCGCGATTACGAAGAAGCCATCGAAAACGCCAACCTCACAACATCGGAATTGGTGGCGAAGTATGGCGCGGCAACGGGCGCAGCGCGTGAGTTTCTGGCGGCGCTCGTCGAGATTTCGCAGGTAGAGTCCTTCCAGTCTCTTGATGCACAGATGGCATCGCTGGCAACGCGCTTCGGTGATCTGGCGTCTGTCTCTGCTGATGCCATTCGCGGATTGCAGGGTCCAGCGGCATACGCCGATCAGATCGACGCATTCAATGACCTGAAAAATGGCCTGGGCCTGTCCACCAATCAGGCAATCGCGCTGCGCGAGGCAATCGTGGCGGTTGGAGAGGCAGACGGGCCTGCCCAACAGGCGGAAGCCGCGCGGCAGTTGCAGGATGAGATGATCGCGGTTCTGGGTCCGGTCGAGAGCATGACCGAGGCGCAACGGGCGTTCTACAAGGAATTGGTGATATCCGGCGATAAAGCTGCACAGCTTGTCGGTGACGTGGGTGACGTTGCCGATGCGGCGCTTGAGGCGGCAATTCAGGCGGGCAACTTCCGCGATGCCATTGCGCAGATTGATTTCAGCAACCCGCTAAACGCAGCCGAGGATCTGAGCGCGGTCATGGGCGGTCTGGTAGGTCAGGCGAAAAGCCTTGTCGCATACCTTGGCGCGGCGGCACAGGCGGCAAACCAGAAGATCCAGAACGCAGTTGCGCGGGGGAATAGCCTTGACCCCTTGGGCGCGTTCAATTCGACTGGCGGATCGACCGGGGCTTTCGGTGATAGCGTCCAGATCGGCGCGGGTGGGTTGATCCGCACACCTGTCATCCCTGAGATTACCGAAACTTCCGGCGGTTCTAGCCGTCGCCGTTCCGGCGGGCGCAAGTCAAGCGGCGGATCGGGCGGGTCTGGCCGTCAGGAAACGCCGTTCTTCGGTGATATCGAACGCGATCTGGTCAATCTGGAACGTCAGATTGAACTGGTCGGCAAATCGTCGGAAGAAGTCGCCACGCTCAAGGCCCGCTGGGAATTGCTGGACGAGGCGAAGAAGCGCGGGCTGAATGTCGATGACGAACTGAACGGGAAGATCGACGCTCAAGCGCAGAAATTCGGCCAGCTAACCGCCGAGCTGGAACGCGCCGAGATTGCACAGGAGCAATTCGAGGCCGCAGTTGACGGCATCGCGGACGCCATGGCAGGGGCGCTTGTGGCTGGGGAAAGCTTGCGCGAGGGCCTAGCACAAGTTTTCCGGCAGATCGCCAGCGATATCCTGTCCAGCGGCATCCGTCAGGCCCTGGCATCCAGTTTCGCGCCCACTGGTGGCGGCGGGGGCGGCTTCGGCAACATTATCGGCAGCCTGTTCGGCGGGTTCCGCGCAAACGGCGGGCCTGTGGATGCGGGCAAGGCTTATGTCGTCGGTGAGCGCGGGCCGGAGATCGTCGTGCCGGGCCGCAACAGCACGGTCATTCCGAACCACGCAATCAGCGGCGGCGGCGGATCGCAGAACGTGAACGTCACAGTGTCCGTCGATGAGAACGGCAACCTGCAAGCCTTCGTGGACAAGCGGGCCGGACAGGCAGCGCAGCGTGGAATTTCGACCTACGACAAAGCCATGCCCGCCCGCGTTCAGCAGATCAACAACAAGCCGTGGAGGCGCTAAGTGGCCCTGTCATTCCCCTACGCGCTGGACTTCCTCGCCAACTGCCTGATCGGGCCGGAAGTGGCTCTGAAATTGAGCCGCAACGACGAGGCATCCGGCAGCGGTGACGGGCGCGTCTGGTCGGTTGAGCTGGCCCGCCCACTGTGGACTGCGACATATTCGCTCGATGCCAAGGACGGGGCGCACGCGCGGGAGATCAACGCGAAGATCAACGCGCTTGACGGATCGAGCAAAACCTTCCTCTGGGCTGACCCGTGGTATTCCGGTCCCGCCGTTTCTGCGCCCAACTATTCGGGCGTGACCGTGGCCAGCATTTCCGCGAACCGGGGCGCGTTGGCGTTCAGCGGCTTGCATGAGGACTTCGCGTTTACGGCGGGCGATTACATCAGCATCGCCTACGGCGGCGGCAAGCAGTACCTCGGCCAGTTGGCAGAGGGCGGCGACAGCGGGCAGTTGGAGATCCGCCCCTACCTGCCGATGGGCATTTCGGTAGGCGCTTCGGTGCAGATCGCCAAGCCCCGCATGAAAGCAATCATTCCCCCCAATGGCTGGACGCCGTTTTCATCGACCAGATACGGCTGGGGCCAGGGGGCATCTATCACGGTGCTGCAAAAGCCATGAGACTGCTTGACGCTGATTTCGCAGATTCCCTTGCCGCAGCGCGTGACGGCGGGATTGCCCCGGTCTATTTCCTGCACGTCGTCGGTAGGAACCGCGACACGGGCGCAGCAGCCCCGCTTGGCGTGTGGTCGGGCGACGAGGATATCACGATCAACGTGCAGACCCCGGAAGGCGGGCTGACCAGCCGGACCTATTTCGGCGGCTGCAATCTGGCGATGGACGGCCTGCCGTATGTGGCCGACCTGACCGACGAGTCCGTCACGCTGAGCATGTCGCAGATCGCCGACCCGGTGCAGCAGATGATCCGGGGCTATGACGCGCGGCTGGCCTATGCCGAGATCCATGCGACGACATGGGACGGCGGCAGGTTCAGCAGCACGCCTTCGCTGGAATGGATCGGGATTGTGGATGACGCGATGATCGACACGCCGTCCGTGGGTGGCGATGGGTCAGTCTCGCTGACCATTCGGTCGGAGATCATGACGCAACTGACGCAGATCAACCCGGCGAAGTCGTCGCACCAGCATCAGAAGCGCCGGAACGCCGTAGACAAGTTCAGCGAATACAGCGGGATCGTGAAGGACTGGAACCCGGATTGGTACAAAGAATGAAGCGACTGGATAACTGGCGGTCGCGCCTGTCCGCAGAACTGGATCGGCAGCGGCTGACCCCGTTCGAGTGGGGCGGGCATGATTGCGCCCTTGGCTTCGCTGGTGGCATCGTGGAGGCGCTGACGGGCGAGGACATGGCAGCGCCCTATCGCGGCACCTATCGCAGCCTGCGCAGCGCCAAGGCGGTCCTGCGCGATGCTGGCGCGGCGGATCTGGGCGACTTCGTTGCAACCCTGCTGCCTGAGATTGACCCGGCGCAGGCACGCATCGGGGATCTGGGAATCATCGAGACACCTGACGCCTTCGGGCAGGGGCTTTGCATGGTCGATGCAAGCACCCTTCTGGTGCTGACGAACAACGGCCACGGGCACAAACCCCGTTCGGCCATGATCCGGGCGTTTCGCGTCGGGGAGTAAGCCTTGCTGAAATTGTTGATCTTCGCTGCGGCGTTCGCGCTGGCGGCTGATGCTGCACATGCTGCGCCTGCCGTCGCTGCGGTTGCTTCGTTCCTGACGCCTGTTCTGGGCGCGACCATTGCGGGCTTTGTGGCGAACCTTGTGGTCGGCACGGGCCTGTCGATCCTGAGCGCGGCGCTTGCGCCGAAGCCTGACCGTCCGAAGGTCGAGGCGGAAGTTTCGCTGAAATCCGGCGATGACCTGCCGCTGTCCTTCTGCGTGGGAAGATATGCCACGGGCGGGCAGCGTAAATACGTCAAGTCGTGGGGCAAAAACACGCGGTTCATCACGCAGGTGATCGAGTATTCCAGCTTGCCGCAAGGGCTGGACGGCATGTGGGTCAACGACGAGGCTGCCGATTTCGTCACGGGCCGTCGCGGGACGGTTGCGCCGCTGAACCCGTTCGGCGTCAAGGATATCGTTGAGCATGACGCCAGCAGCATCCCTGCGGGCTATATCGATATCGGCACGCCGCTGAACAACTACCGAGACGATGCCGACACCACAGATCCGCGCATCTGGGTGAAGATCTACAACGGCACGCAGACAAGCGCCGACCCGCTGCTGGTCGAGATTGGCGACGGCGACCCGGATTATCCGTGGGGGGCGGATCACATCGGCACGGGCAAAAGCTATGTCGTCATCACGGTTCAGTATGACAGCGACACGCTGACCAGCTACCCGAATTTCGCGTTCGAGCCGCGCCCCCTGCCGCTTTATGATATCCGCAAGGACAGCACCAACGGCGGCAGCGGTGCCCATCGGTGGAACGACCCCAACACTTGGCAGCCGACCGAGAACCCGGCAGTCATCGCCTATAACATCATTCGCGGCATCTATTACGGCAATGAATGGGTGTTCGGCGGCAAGAACATTTCGGCATGGCGTCTGCCGTCTGCCGAGTGGATCGCAGCTGCAAACGAGTGCGACGACACCGTGAACCTGAACGGCGGCGGGACCGAACCTCGTTACCGCGTCGGCATGGAAGTGCGCTGCGACATGCTGCCGCTTGATGTTCTGGACGAGATCCGGCGCGGGGCGAACATGCGCTTTGCCGAGGTCGGCGGGCGGATCAAGCCTGTCGTCGGCCTGCCCGCAGGCGTGGCGTTGTCGATCACCGATGATGATGTAATCGTCACGGAAGGTCAGTCGTTCCAGCCGTTCTATCCGGTTGCCGAGACGTTCAACGCGATCAGCGCGAACGATCCGGCGCCCGCCGAGAAATGGGCGACCAAGGACGCTCCGCAATACATCGACGCGGAAGCGACTGCCGATGATGGGGGCCGGTATCTGCCCGCTTCGATCAGCTACGCAGCTGTGCCCTATTGGCGTCAGGTCCAGCGCCTGAACCGTGCGCAGATGCGGGACTATCGCCGGATGCGTCGGCACCAGTTCTATCTGCCGCCCGAGGCCTATGGGCTAGAGCCTGGCGTTGACGTGATCGCATGGTCGAGCACGCGCAACGGCTACGAGAACAAGAAATTCCTGGTCGAGAGCGTGGCGAAAACCCCCGGCATGAACATGCTGGTGACGCTGCGCGAGGTGAACCCGGCGGACTATGACTGGTCGTCGTCGTTTGAATCCAGCGTGACCATCACCGTCCCGAAGAACGTCCTGCCCCCCGCGCAGGATATCGACGGCTTCACGGCGATCCCGGTCATCATCGAGGATGAAGCGAATTACAGCCGCCGCGCCGCTATCCGTGTATCCTGCGACGGCGACGAAGCCGGCGTCACGAATATCCAGATCCAAGCCCGCGTGGTCGGCAAGGATATCACCATCGACGTGCCGCGCAATTATTCACCACCATATCGGTGGCATTTGCAGAACGTCCTGCCCGACACGGCTTATCAGGTCCGCGCCCGTCTGATCTCCGGCATCCTGCCCAAGTCGCTGTGGTCGGCATGGCTGGACGTGACCACCTTCGACGTCAAGTTTAGCTGGGACGATTTCGAGAACGGCCTCCGCGAAGATATCGAGGATGCGATGGCTGACGCCGCGCAGGCCCGTCAGGATCTGATCGCGGTCGATGCGAAGGCGCAGGCGGTCCGTGATGACCACGATGCGCTTGTGTCGGGCTTTGTCGGGTCACTGATGGATCTGGACGCTGCCGATCAGGGCATTCAGCAGCGCATGGACCTGCTGGAACTGTCGGTGAGTAATACCAGCTACATCCGCACGACGGACGGCGATAGCGGCATCGGGCAATGGGCTGGCATGACGGGCGCGACCGCCCCGGCAACGTCTGCATCGGTTCCGCCCGGCCAGACCGGGACCAGCATCCAGATTGCCGCACCGGGCGCGTATGAACCGCCATATTACAGCGGGGCCAGCATCAACGGGACCGTGTTCCGGTTGCGCGGCTGGATCAGCGTTGACGCGGGCGAGACGGCGCGGGTCGCGGTGATCGGATCGACGCAGGGCAATGGCCCCGGCGGGCAAACCGTTCTGGCGCAGTCTGACCCGATCACAGGCGGATGGCAGCAGGTCGATCTGCAATTCACGGTCGGCGTTGATACGGACGAATGGGCACCGGCTGTCCTGCTGACTGGCGGCACGGCCCGTTTCTGGCGCGTGCGGCTTGAGGATTACTCGGCTGCGGCAAGTCTGGAAGCCAGCATCGCGGCCAATGCGCAGGCCATCGTTGACGAGGAAAGCGCCCGTGTGGCGGCGATCAATACGCTGGCGGCATCGTCGGCGGCGGCTGATGCGACCCTGACCACGGGCATCACCGATATCAAAGGGCTTAAGGTCAACAACCTGTCGGGCACCGCGCTTGGCACGCTGCTGACGCAGTTGAACGTAAACGCAGGCGGGACTAGCGCCACGATCACCAGCCAAGGAAGCGCGATTGCCGATCTGGAAGGAAACGCCAGCGCGGGCTACCTGATCAAGGCGCAGGCGGGGGGATCGGTGTCTCTGCTGGACCTGATCGCGGCTGATGGATCGGCGGGGTCCGTTTCCGTTGCCAAGATTGACGCAGATGAAATCCTTCTGAGCGGCACGGTCGGCGCTGATAAGCTGGTCATCTATGACCCCGACAACCTTGTGCCTGACAACCAATTCCAGAGCGAGGAAGCTTGGGGCCTGCCGTTTGGTCCTTACCTACGCGCCAACTCTGGCCCCAGCCTCAACAGCATCGGGTCCATCTTTTACGACCACAGCAAGGCAACCGGATCTGGCTGGCAAGGCTGGGTCACTTCGCGCCGCTTCTCAACAGAAGGGAATACGGAATACCACGTTGAGTTTCGTGTCGTTACAGGCAGCGCGAACTGCAATTTCTGGTATCGCTTTGTTTTCATCGACGAGAACGGCGACCGCATAACGACAACCCCGATTCATGCAGCCGCCATTATCACCGGCAACAAGAAGTTTACGACGGTTATTACGACGCCCAGCAACTGCCAAATGGGGCAGGTAGAGCTAAACATCGACAGGGACGCATCTACCGGAAACGCGAGGTTTGGCGATAGCGTGGTCCGCGCCAAGCGTGAAGGGTCCGTTCTGATAACGCCGGGAGGGATAACTGCGCCGCTGATTACCGCTGAGACGATGAGGGCGCTTAACGGCCAATTCGTCACTCTAGATTCTGCGAATATCAGCGTGGGCAACGGTGAAATCGTCACGGCCCATATCAAGAACCTTGCCGTGGATAGGCTGAAACTTGCGGACGGGGCCGTCACGACAGAGGAATACTCTTATTCCTCAGGGGGCATCCGGGTTGCCCACGGCACCAATTGGGAAACGATCCAGACGCTGAGTTACACACCGGGAAGGACCGGGCCGCAGAGCATAGAGGTGGATCTTGATTGGGATGATGGCGGCGACTTCGATCTGTCGATTTACCGAGTTCAAAGCGGCGTTTGGACTGAAATTTATTTCCGCGCAATCCCCGGTCCAAAGCTCATCATCATCAACCCCGGCCTTGTGATCGACAAGGCGAACATCACCGGTGCGGTGACATATCACCTTCGGGCGCGGACCTATAACCAGGATCGCGTTTTCCGGCGCAGATTTATGAGGGTTCTGAATGCCCACAAATAACCCGACAAAATATGCGGTTGTCGATGCAAACGGCGTGGTCCGTCGTATCGGGCAATGCGACCCTGCTGCCTTGGGTGCGCAGGCCGCACCGGGGGAATTCCTGGTGCTGGAACCGGGGCAGATATCCGACGACACCCATTATTGGAGCGGCACGGAATTTGTGGATTATCCCCCGCGCCCCGGTGAATGGGCGGTATGGGACGGAAGCCAGTGGGTCGATCCGCGCACGCAGGCCGATCTGGATGCTGAACTTGCGTCTGCGAAAGCCGCAGCCATCGCCAAGATCACCCGAATGAGGGGGCAGGCACGGCTGGCCTACATCACCGACCTGCCGGGTCAGGACATGCTGTACACGGCGAAATACGAGGAAGCCGGGGTCTATCTGACGGACCCGTCACCGGACCCTGCGGAATACCCGCTGATCATGTCGGAGGTCGGCGTGACGGCCACGACCGCCGAGGAGGTCGCGCAGGTGTTTCTGAACTTGAATGCTCTGTGGCGTCAGGCCGCTGGTGCCATTGATGCAGCGTGCTTTGGTGCCGAGGCGGTTGTTCACGCTGCGACGACCCCGACCGAGATTGACGCCGCCCTGATCGCCTTGGCGGCGCAACTAGCCCCCTAACCACACCCCAAATTCACCCGACCCCCGCCAGCGGGGCTTTTTCGCATGGAGAACCCTATGCCCATTTCGCAAACCACCATCACGGGGTCGGTGAAAACCCCCGGCAACCTTGATGCGGCCATCACCGGCATCACATTTACGCTGACCAAATCGGACTACGAGGCCGGTGAGATCATCGCCAAAAACACCGTCAATGGTGCGGTCATCGAGGCCGACGGGGATTTCAGCGTCACGCTGTGGCCGAACGACAAGGGCATGAACGGCGACAGCAAATACAAGATGAAGTTCACCTTTGGCGATGGGTCAACGGTCGATCTAGCGGAAATCTACGTCAAGCACAGCGACACCCCGAAAACCATTGAGGACGTGGCGCTCGAAACCAAGCTGGCAGGTGCGCTGAAAGGCTACACCGCCGTCGTGCTGACGCAGGCCGAATATGACGCGCTGGCGACCAAATCCCCGACGACGGCCTACATCTTGAAAGGGGTGTAAGATGAGGGAATACTTCAAAGCCAACGTCGTCGCGGTCTACATCACCGACGCGAACGGCATCCCTACTGCCTGCGACGTTGTGAATGATCTAGGCGTGTCCCTGCTGACCGGGCAGGCCGTCGAAGCCCCGCAGGTGATCGGCACCATCGCGGATCGCGTCTACACGCAGGGCGCTGCGGCTGTGACCATCGACCTGACGACCAAGTTCAGCGGCGGCATGTCGTATGATATCACGCCGAAGCCCACGGGCATCAGCATCAGCGGCGCGACGGTCACGATCAACCCCACGGCGACGATGGCACAGACCACGCTGACGGCCAGCGCGACCAACGCGGGCGGCACGGCGACTGTGACGTTCGACCTTACCGTGAACGCGGTTGCGCCGACGCTGACGGCCCCGCTGTCGGACGTGTCGCTGACGGTTGGCGATCCGAATGCGGTTATCGACCTGACCGCGCATTTCGCTAACGCAGCGACGTATCAGCTTGCCCCGACGGGGCAGGGCGTCAGCATCAGCGGCACGAACATGACCGTGAGCGGGGCAGCAGAACGGACTGGAACTTACACCGTGACGGCCCGCAACAGCACCGGCCAGGAAGTCGCAGACACGTTCGACGTGACCGTTGCAGCCGCGCAAGTCGCCCCCACGCTGTCCGGCGGTTCGCTGACCTTCGTTGACGGCGATCTGATCCTGACCCCGCCGACGGCATCCGGCAACCCCGCGCCAACCGTGACGCTGACCAGCCTGACGCGCGGCGGCAGCGACGTGACGGGCGAACTGACGGCGAACACCATCGAGGGCGCAGCGGCGGGCAATTACGAAGCCGTCTGGACCGCATCGAACGGCGTGAACCCGGACGCGACTGCCACCTTCACGCTGACGGTCGGCACCGCCCCGGCGATCACGCAGCAGCCCAGCATCACGGCTGACGGGTCCGACGCGGGCGCTATCGTTACGCTGGACGTTGGTGCGGCCACGGGTGATCCCGAGCCGTCCTATGATGTGGCGTGGTATATCGATGCCGTTCTGCAAGGCGACACGGGCCTGACGTTCGACACCACGGGCCGACCGGGCGATATCTCGGCGCAGGTGACGTGGGACAACGCTGTCGGCAGCGCGGTCGGCACGTCCAACACCATCACCATCGCCGCTGTTGCCAACCGCGCACCCGTTGCGCCGACCGTCGGTGCGCAGTCGCTGATCGTGGGAGAGGCGTATAACCTGAATGCCGCCTTCACCGATCCCGATGGCGACAACTTGACCTATACCTTCGTCGGCACGCTGCCGCAGGGCGTCACCCGCACGGGCGCTGTGTTCAGCGGCACCCCGACAACTGCGGAAAGCGTGAGCGGAACCCTGACGGCGGATGACGGCGAACTGACGGCGGATCTGGTCATCAACTGGACGGTCACGGCGGACGCGGGAACGGAACTGGAATATGATCCTGACGCGACCGTGGTTATCAATAGCGACGACGGGACGGAAACGAACTTCACCGTCACCGATCCGGCTGAATACGCTGGCACCTACACCGTGACCAATGCCGATTTCGCGACGGGCCCGGTCAATGTCGTCGCGCCTGTCGTTTCGGGGAACCCACTTTCCGGCGAGACGCTGACCGTCGATCTGGAAGGGCTGTGGGTCTATGACGCCAACGCCACGCCGATCAATGTTGTCGGCCAGTGGCATCGCGACGGCGCGCCGATCAACGGGGCAACGGGTCTGACCTACACGCTGCAAGCAGCAGATCAGGGAACGGACGTGACTTATCGCGAAACGGCGACGGATGGAAACGGCCCGCGCTTTGAGGATTCCAATGCCATCAGCGTAAGCGTTCCCGGTGCGCTGCGTGACACGTTCACAGCCCCGGATGGAACGACTTTGAGTACCTACACGGGGGAAAGCGGCTTTGACTGGGACCCGCAAGGTCAAAACGTTACGATCACCAACAACATGTTGCGTGCCAATGGCGCTGGCAGCGACAGAATGGCTAAAAGAAACGACCCTATTGGAAACGATTATCGCGTCGTTGCGAGATACAGCCACGACGGGTCAACGGTAGCCGAGGGTATTGGTATCGCTGCGCGTGTCGAGGCCATGCAGTCCGGCGTTTACGCTGTCTATGGTTATGCTTTTGGTTCAAATCGTTGGTCGCTGAAATCGCTTTCATCGGTGGGAGGAATAGCCACCATCGGAACTTACGCCATTGACCTGACCACGCCTCAAGAAATGGAAATTGCCATCGAGGTCGAGGGCAATCAAGCGCGGTTCTATCTCGACGGCGTTCAGCGGATCAGCGGTGAAATCCCGAACAACCTGACGGGCGGGCCGGGGGTATATCAGCGCAATGTCGTTCCCGGTCGCGGGCTTATGGACTTTGGTGTCGAGGAACTATCATGAGAATTAAACCGAACTTCAAAACCGGCACTGATGTAACCATCAGCAAGGGCGGCGAGACTGCCAAGGTCGAACGCTGGGGGGTTGCACACCGCGCCTACCCAGCTATTGGCGGGCGGATTAAGACCCTGTCCGTCGATGTGTCCAACCTCTCGGCTGGCATCAAGCGTCCACGATCTGACGGTAAGACGACGCTGGATCTATCCGCCGAGGAACGTCCCGGAAACCTGACGTTTGACATTCCGGGCGGTCGTGTTGGCGTGGTGGATGTGCGCCCGCAACAGCAGCGCGACGGCTGGGGCAACGGCGATCACTACTGGCTGGAAACCGACGAACAGGGGCGTTTCATCATCGAGCCGGGGCGACGTCACCGCAAGTTTTATGTGTCCGAGTCATCCGCCGCGATGACCAAGGCTCAAGTTGCGGCTGATGCAGGCGTGTCGGAGTCGACCGTCACCGAAGAATGGATGCTGACCCATCTGGAATACGCATCCGAGGCAAAGCCGATCCGCTTGTCGTTTGCGACTGAACTTGCCTACAAGCTTTATTGGGTTCTGCAACCGCACTTTATCGCAACCCCGCTTGGCCGGTCGGATTGGTGGCTTTATGAACGCGGGTATGAATACGAAGGCATCGCGGGGCAGGACGGAACATCGCTCGCGCAAAGCTTGAATATTCTTGGTGAAAGTTCGATCCATCCTATTCTCCACGGCGCATGGGGCACGGGTCCAAAGCCGCATTTCCGTCGGGCAATCGCGTTCAGATCGCGGGGGCCGCAATACCTGATCGCTCGTGACCTGCACAGCCACGGGTCAATCATGCGCGACGGCCGAATGGTTGCTGTGGAAAACTGTGAATGGCACGGTCCCGACGGCGGCGATCAGGAAATGACACGCAATTACCTTTGCACGCTCAAGGACACTGATCTAGCTTTCCCGTGGCGGACGGCGCATGTCAATCAGGACCCGAACAACACGACAACGTGGGACGCCTCCAACAACCGTGGCGGCGGCGTTTATTCTGCCGAAGCAATGGGGCTGTTGCTTCACGGAAACACGGTTTACCATAGCGGATGGGCTGACGGATACCGCTATGACATGAGCCTCGAAGGACCGCAGCCGCCTTCTCAGTATAGCCACGGCTTTTATATTGCGGACAACGACCGCCACCTGACCGCGCGATATAATATTCTGACCGAAAATTCGTCCTTCGGCGGGATGTATCGCTGCGGCGGTTTCGTGCATGACAATCTATACATAGATAACAACATCCCGTGCACAGATCTTGGCAGCGACTACAAGGGGCGGGGGTTCATCGGGCAATACAGCCTGCACCTTGATAACCTCGCGACTTCATCGGCCTATAAGAGAGTTGCGGCAAAAATTGGCGCGTACAATTGGGGCTTTCGATTTGAGGGGAAGCAAATATCGCGCGTCGGCAACATCATTTGCCACCTGTCGGACCCGAACGACCCGGCTGATATCGCGGCAAAGCCTGAAAAGAACTACGGGGTTCTTTATCCCGGAGAACCGGAACACTACTACGACGACACCATCGAATATCGTTGGGGCGTCAATAACCGCAACATCGAAGGCAAAGACACGGCTGTTCTGGATCAGACCACGATCCAGAATTACGCCCGCGACGAGTTGGGCCTGAACCCTCCGACCATCCGCGAGTTTTCACTTTATTGCCTTGGCCGTGACACCCAGGCCATCGCGCAGGACGTGAATCGGTATTTTAAGCAGGGTTTCGGGGTCTATGCAGCGCCTCGCTCGGCATCTGCGTCCGTCACCTTCCGCCCCGATGACCGGGGCGAAGGCTTCCGCTGGGACAACCGCCTGAACTGGACCACGACGGACCTGCCGGGGGTAGAGTATCGCGATAGCGTCGATCTGGATGGGCAATACGTAAAATTCGGCACGATCAAGGCCCATGTTACCAACATCACCGGAATGACTGAGCGTCTGCAAGTCACGAGCGGCCACCTGACCACGGACAACATCAACGGCCCGGTCGAGGTCGCGATCTGCGGTCAGCTTCACGTCGGCGGCGGCAATATCAACGCCCTCGTGCGCGGCGGGCGGCTGGCCTTCACCGGGTCCACGTCTGGCAGCGTCACCGCGTATGGCCTCTGCGAGGTTCTGCTAGGCCCAGATTTCACCGTCACGGATCGCCTTGAGGTTCAGGGCGAAGATTGCTGGTCCGGCTGGGATGGCGCAGGTTCGCCAACGCTGACGGTAAACGGAACTTTGGCATTCCGCCCCGGCCTAAAGGTCGATATCAAGGGCGGCGATGATGAAGATGATCTCTATCGGGGGCACTTCTTCTATGACCAGACAATCGGCACAGGGAGCATCAGCGGCGCGACCTACGAGGCAGGCCAGATGCGCCGAATTGGGCCGACCTATTCGACGCTCTACAATATCACCGGCAACCCCGTCGTAGGGGATAGGTTCATCTACCGCTCCATTGAAAAAGTCAGGGATGGATATGAATACGACCCTGACACCGGAACCGCTGCAAACCCCGGCCTGCGCACGACTGATGACTACTATCTCGAAATCGCGGCAATCAAATCGGCGGCACTTCCCCAGCTTCGCCGGTTCAAGCGCAACGGCGACGATCCAGATCCGACCTGTACGCCGACAGTGACGTTGGCTTCTGGTTCGGTTGTCGAGGTCATGGACACGAGCCGTTGGCCGAGCGGGACGCACTACCTAACCGGAACCGGCATCACCGTCACCGATAACGGCGCAACCTTGCCGTCTGGCGTCTCCGTCACGGGCGGGCGTCTGGCCTACACAAAGGCGTAAGTCTTTCTCACACCATGATTTAGCGGCGATATGGCTGGGGAAATCCCCTTTCCATTCGCCGCTTTTCAACACCTGAACTACGCCGTCGTGTCGGTCGGAGGCGATCTTATATTCGCCGTGCATCAAGCCCCCTTCGCCAAGGTAATCCCATTTAATGTCGGATTGGCGGGGGAAAAGGCGAGAAAACAAACTCAGCAACCGCATCACTACCTCCATATGACTTTACAATATGTGATTCGGATTCTGTAAAAATCAAGGATCATCCATGACGCAAATCATCCGCGACCTGCTGACGCCAGAGGCGCAGCGGGATGCTTACACATGGGCGGCTGTTCTGGTCGCCCATTTCGGCATTGGCGCGTGCCTGCGCATGATCGGCCTGCCGCTTGTGGTCATCGCAATCGGATACGCGGGCTTCGAGACAATGCAGGCGGGCATTAGCGGCGTTTTCCTGCCTTGGGACAGCGTGCTTGACTGGTCGGCTGTCATGCTCGGCGCTGTGGCGAAAGGCCCGCTGGCGGTCGCGGCATTGGCCGTCATCGCCCTTGTTGGCACAGGGAGGCGGCGCTGATGCTGTATACCGACGAAAAGCTGGGCCTGTGGGTGCCAATCGCGCTGCTGCTGTTCGCGGCGGTTAACTTCGCGGTGCCTTCGGGCTTCTGGTTCCGCGTTGACAGGCTTGACGTGCATGACGGCGTATACGGTCAGCCGATCATCGTGGACTATGACCGCGAGATCATCCGGCCTTTCACGGCAGACTGGCGCGTCAAGATCCGCCGCGCGTCTGGCGATGGGCTGGAATGGGTCTGCGCATCGCCGTTGCAGCGCGAGGATTACGACGACCGCAGCCGCAAGCCGCAGCCTGTCACGCTGGAATGGCTGGCATGGACCGATCCCCGATGCTACGAACTGACGCCGGGCGATTACGTCATGACCGTCACATGGGAACTTAACCCGGACGGCCTGCAATCGCTGTTTCTGCGCCGCACCGTCAGCATGACCGACAGTTTCACGATTGAGGCCGCGCTATGATCCCGATGCAGCACCGCCCATTGCAATGGGATTTCGCAATTCGGATCATGGCCGCATCGGCGCTGTTCTGGCTGGGCATGGCGATCACGCCCGACCCGCTGGGGCCGTCAGTCTATGGTCACATGGCGCAGAACGTCGAGGCCGAGGCATGGGCGGCTGGCTTTCTCGGCGCGTCCCTGATGGTGCTGTATGGCTGTCACATCAACGGGCGATGGCGATGGTCGCCAGTCTTGCGGATCGCGGGCTATGTGATCCTGACCGTGCTTTTCCTGCTGCTGACCTATTCGTCATTCTCTGCCCCGTCTGGCGTCGTGATCTGGTCGTGGACGCTGCCATGCTTTGTGTGGCCCTGCGTTCGCTTTCTGCGGCTGAACATCATCGATGCGGGGCGGCGTTGGAGGGGCCGTGATGGGTGCTGAGGAAATCCAAGCCTTCGGGGATTTCGGCCCGGTTTATGGGACGATCCTGATCCTTGCCGTGATCCTGGTGCCCGTGCTGGTGCCGATGCTGAACCGCGAGCGCAAGAAATCGCACGATCCTTTCCCGGAACTGATGGGCCAGATCAACGGAATGCGGGCCAATTCCGAAGCAAAAGCCCGCGAGATTGAGCGGTTGCGTGCGGAGTTTGTCGAATTGCGTCGGGACCATGACAAGCTGGAACACCGCTTTGACCTGTGGTCGATCATGGAGCGCAAGAAATGATCCACTGGCACGCATCCTGCATCCTCGGGCTGTGTGTCACGGGCCGTTATCGACCACTTTGTAGCGTGATCCACTGCGCTCCCGAATGCCGCGCACGGGCCGCGTTTCAGCGTTGGGCGGATCGCTACTTTGACGAGCCGGATCATACGCTGCGGATGCACGCTATCTGGCTGCTGGGGGCGATGCTGCGGAAATGAGAGCGCCGCCGGGAAGCGAGCGGATCCTAAAGCGGCCCGGTGTAATGCGAGCGCTTCTTACGGTGGGAAATGTTCCATATCAAGGATCCGCTTACCCCGTATTCTCTTGCCAGCTCGACCTGTGTTGACCCTTCCGCCAGCCGCCTTCGGATGACATCCACATCCTCATTGCTCAGCTTTGATGACGGGTGCCGCTCACCACGTATATTGATTAGACCCGTCGCCCATTGGTGGGCGGTATTCTCAGCCAGAGTGACCCATTCGAGATTTGACGAATTGTTGTTCATCTTGTCTCCGTCGATGTGGTTCACCGAAGCGCCCTCGAAGCATCCGGGAACGAATGCCTTCGCTACCAGCCTGTGGACAAGAAGCTTCTTTCTGGTCGTCCCGTATTTAGGCGCAACAGTCAGATACCCTGTGGCAGCAACATAAGGTGACAAGACCTTTCCCGCGCGCCGCTGCGGGTTGGGCTTTCCATTCCTCGTCCCTTGGCGGACCGAAGGCAGTGTCCTCACCCTTCCTTCGTTTGAAACCTCTAGCAGATCCTCTCTGCCCTCCACTGGCAGCCAATTTTCCAATTCAACCTCACAATTGCAACCCATACACACTTGTGGAGCAAAAACACATGAGAATCAACGAAAATGGCCTTGCGCTGATCAAGGAGTTTGAGGGTCTTGTGCCCTTTTGGTATCAAGATCCCGTGGGCGTTTGGACGTGCTGTTACGGCCATACTGACGCCGCAGGCGATCCAAAGCACGCCGCCACAAAGAACAAGCGGTTTTCGCAATCTGAAGCCGACGAAATCCTGCGCCGTGATCTGGGCCGATATGAGGCGGACGTGGCCCGACTGGTCAAGGTGCCGCTGAACGAAAACCAGCACGCCGCGCTGGTCAGCTTCACCTACAATCTGGGCGCGGGCAATCTCGGATCGTCCACCCTTCTGCGCAAGCTGAACGCGGGCGATTATGCCGGGGCGGCTGCTGAGTTCCCGCGATGGAACAAGGCGGGCGGCAAGGTGCTGGCGGGGCTGACCCGTCGCCGCAAAGCCGAACAAACGCTGTTCAACAAGCCCGTGTCGCGCACGATCACCGCGCCCGCCACCAATTCGCCCGCCCTTGCCGGGGGCGTTATCGCTGCAATCGTGGCGCTGGTCGCCGCATATCTGGGGCTGAAATGATGAACCCGCTGTATATCTTCAAAACCCTTCGCGACCTGAACGCCCTGATCCAGCAGGCCAACGCGCTTGCAGGGCCGGATAAGCGATGGTCCCTGGCTTTCACCAATCGGTCGTTCGTGCTGGCCGTTGTCGGGTTTCTCGCCACGACCGCGCTGATGATCGGGCTGCCGTTCCCGCTGCCAATCGACGTGACGGCGGAAACGGTCTATGCGATCCTGTCGCTGGGTGCGCTGGCGTGGGCTGGCATCGAGCGGGTCACGGGCAAGACGCGGGCGATCTGGACGCCGAGGCAGGCCAAGGACGCCGTGCAGGAGGCTGACGCGCTGTCCGAGGCTCTGCGCAAGGCGGGGGCGAAGTGAAGGCGCGGCGGGTGTGGCCGTATTGGGCGCGGATCATCAGGCCGAAGTGATGCGTTAACCGCTTGCGCATTTGTTCTGCATTCGTTCTTATCGAGCGATGCGAATCCATAACCCGATATTCCCGCACGATACGGCGCTGTTCATCATCTGGGCGCATCCGCCCAAAGGTGAGCCTTACACCTTGGCTGCGGGCGGCCTGCGTGCGATGAATGCCGCGTGGCCGACCGTCCAGGATGAGGCGCGGGACTGCGAACTGACGCTGCAGCATGGGGCGCGGGTGATCAGGAGCCGGGATCCGATGGGGAGGTGACGCCCCCGCGATAACGGGCGAGGGCGGCGCGGCGCTCACTGTTGAGATGATACTTCATTATCCGGGCGGTTTCGTCGTCCATCTTGAGCCGACTAAGAACAATCTCAAGCGCCCTAACTGTAGTCATCTCGCGCACCTCGGCGTCGGTGGGGCGGGTCATGGGTATACTCCTATGAAGCGAAGGGCAGCCCCGGAAAGCTGACCCAGAACAAACAGCGCGTTTAGCGCGAGAACGGCGAGGCAGATCACAAGAAGCCCCGCGAGAAATCCGGCGAACATTTCTGCGATGGTATTCACGGCGCGGTCAATCATCATCGTCTCCTATCGGCATTGTGGACCACGCGATTTTTGCCGTGGGTCAAAACGCCGAAAAGCTGTTGAAAAACAATGTCGCGGTAGTGCTATGGTAGGCCCGGCAGGACTTCCATCCCTTCAGGCTACTCGGGCAATGGGTCATTCCCTTGAGGAATGTTGGCCCACCATTCGGGCGTCCAATTCAGTTCACGGGTAAACGGTCGGTCGCTCATACCAGTGACCCACACCCCGCCCGTCTTGAGCATAGCAATACCGCCAGAGACGAGCACCGGAACCCCTTTGGGGCATATATCAACGGGCATCTGCCGCAGGGGATAAATTCTATCTTTCATGTCAGCCTCCGGGCTATCTGTTTAGTGTGTTGAACGGAACGGGACGCAGCCCGCGTAAAAGAAGTGCGCTAAGGTTCAAGGGACCTGCACGGACCGAAACCGACTGCGAACATCCGTAAAGGCGCTGCATATTAACCGTGCGTTTGCAGGTATTTGCGCCCTCTGCGTGTCGCGACCTTCGTTTACACCGAAGATGTCGGGGGTTCGAATCCCTCACCGCCCACCAAGTTCATCTCTCCCTCGCTTGCGGCGTCTAGGTCATGTTGACAAAAGGCGCAGCCAGAGGCGGATGGATGTTATGTCCATGAAGCCGAGGAAACTCTCAGCGG